GTACTTACGAACGGAGCTGGCTTTAAATTTGTATTTCCTATTTTAACCGAACTGGGGGTGATTGTTGCCATTATAAGCACTCTATAAAGTTTTGTCGAATAGTATAGCTATTTCTAGTTTCTGTGGTGGTATTTTCTATTAGTAGTGCTTTTGCTGGAACATATTGGTTTATTGCTATTGCTAGTCCATCGTTTGTTGTGCATTTTGTTTTATTGCCACAATTATCTTCTGGATATGATGTTGCCACAGTAATATTAACTTTTTTTGCTGATTTACAATTTAAATTTTGTATAAGGGTGCCTCTTCCTGGTAAAATATGCTCGACATATTGAGGTTGTGGTTCGATAATTTCTACTGTTGTTTCTGTTTTGATTCCATCTTTTATACATGTACCTCCGCTACTATCTTGAGTTGTTGACCATTCAAAATTAAAGTTGATTACTCCATCTGTTCTAGATACTGATATTGTGCCAGAGGATGGTTTTATATAATTCGAGTCCTCATTACCACCATCTTCTGGTTTGTTTTCGCATCTGCCTATATTAGTGTTGCTTGTTGGTGGACAATTTGGTTTTTCATTAAGTTCTAATGTTTGACCAGCCCAACTATTTAAATCTTCATATTTTCCCCTTACTTTTGTAAAAGTTCCCATAGCATTAGCCAATTTTGAAACAGAGCATGTTGATACCAGAGTAACTAAGTCTCCCCAATCTACATTAACAAGACCCGTTACGGTTCCAGATGTAACATATGTTATATCTTTAGATTCGTATGTTCGATTATATGAAAAAATTAAATCGACCAATGCTGTTCCGGTAGATGTTGGTGGTAATAAAATCATATCACAACTAAAACTTATAGATCCATCGTTATCTATTTCTATAGATCTAGACTGTAAATATTTTTTATACGCTCCATACAGTGTTATTAATTTTGAATTTGAAATACCGTATTTAACAAGTCTTTTCAAAACACTGATAGTAGTATTTGTTGATCCGCAATATGTTTCGCACTTTAAACTAATACTATTAGAAAATCTTATAAATGCTTTTGACACTCCATTAACTTCATCATAAACATATCCGTGAGAATCTTCCCCTATGGTAATTGATTCTTTTCTACTAAGTTCAACCACACCATCAGCGGCTGTTATTCCAAAGCTATTTGATGGTATAGAAGATATTAATCCTCTTAGTTCTATACTATAAGCGCCCTGGTTTACCCATGATGGATCAGGACCTTGGTCTATGGTAACATTTGTAATCCTCGCTTTGTCACCTAGTGGATTAAAATTTGGTATACCAGTAGTAACCACACACTTTGGTGACGATCCTAATTTTCTGATTAATGCTAGTCTGGACATGACTACGCTTCCGGTTTTCGAGCCGTCTTGATCCGAAACAGATACAATTCCTGTTATTTTAGCAATTATATTTCCTCCGATGATTTCTCCGGAGTCTGATGTATAGTATTCAAATGATATATTAGATGTTGGAGCATATTGTTCCTCATCTAATACCAATGATCCTATTGTAATTGACATAATTATGTATTAAGTGTTGATGCTGTAATTTTAATCCAATTATCATTGCCGCCATGAGCTAGTGTTATGTTATATAGAGAGGATAACGTTTCAAATGCGGATCCTGCTCCTGATTTTCTAATTTCTATAGTATTAACAGATGACATATTAGCTATAGTAAATTTTTTACCTAAATATAAGCCCGTGCCATTTGGTAGATAAACAATAGAAGATCCTGTTGGATATAAAAATTGATACTCGGCGTCTGTGTGTGTTAACTGTCTGGGTGATACAAAAGTTCCGGACGATGCTAAATTATTATATTCTACTTGATTATTTTGATACAATAATGATTGAACACTTCCACTACCAGAAACGGAAATCATAGAGGGTAATATTAATTGATCGGTACTAAAAGATGTAAAGTCACCGGTTGCATATGTTCCATCAAAATCTATATCTATTACTTTTGAGATGCTATTACGAACAATAAAATCTCCCTCATCACTAACTTCCATTGTGCCGCTGTTCCAAACGCCTGTTCCAATACTAACTACATCATTAATAACAAAAAGTTTCGCGTTATTTCCGGAAGTCCCACTACCAACAACGATCTTATCTAGATATCCAGTTTTAGCTATAAGATCTTCAACATATGTTGTATTTGGTTGAATTCCAGTTATATTTTGTCCAAAAATAAATACATTATCATATCCTCCATCGTTATTATACCCACCAAAGATTACATTAAAATCCCCACTTGAAACATTAGCAAAACCATTTATTGTGGTATAATCGCCGGTCGAGTTATTTACTGCTCCAGCTATAATAGAACTATGTATTCCACTAATACTATTATTTGCTCCACCTAATATACAGCTCCATGTGCCACTACTACCTATAGTATTAGATTGACCACCACCAATAAAACTTTCTTGAGCATTATTAATATTTTGGCTTCCACCAATTATGGAAGAGAAAGATCCCGCTGTTCTATTGTTATATCCGCCACCTAAAAAGCTATAAGTTCCTGATGCTACACTAAGAGCAGATGATCGTCCTCTTTGTAGATCAACCGCATAAGATCCTCTAAGATTACCAGAAGGATCTAATTGAAAAGCATTAGTTCCACTAGGAACTAGTATTAGGTTACCGCTTGTGGAACTTAATGTATTTCCATCCAATTTTAGATTATCCACAGATATACTACCATAAACTATCAATCCAGAATCCACAACAAAATCTGATGATGTTTTAACAACAACTCCGGTGTTGCTAACATTGATATAATTACTAGCATCAGTATAAAGGCTTATAATATTATTACCAGAAAAAGATGCTAAACTATTATTAGAAAGTAGTATATTGTTAATTCCAGAAACTTTTGTATTAGCGCCGATAACAATATTATTATTGCCAGACGATACTATGTTATTGCCAAAAACTAATCCGCCAGATCCGTATATTTGATTGAGGTATCCGGCCATAAATCCGGTGTTAGAAATTGAGCCATAGTTTCCTATACCAAAAGCCACAAGAGAACCATCGTTCGCGGTTGCTAACAAAGAATTATTTTTACCAACAGCAACAGAGTTGTTTGCTGTAACGAGATTAGATTCTCCTAAACCAACAGAGTAGTCACCGTGCGCTCCGTTAAGATAACCACAAGTAACCGAGTACAAACCACTATTAGCATTACCGATACCTATTGCGGTAACATAATCTTCATTGACTTCGTTATTATTGCCAATTATAACTACTCCAAAATTACCACTACTTAAGCATGTGTTATTTATACCAAATATGCTCATGTTCGATCCTGAACATACTATGTCATCTCCAAAAAGAATATTATTTGTACCACTAGTAACTATTGATTTTCCAAAAATAAAGTTTCCAGAACTTATAACAGTATTATCGTGTCCAACTACTGTATTTACGCCACTAATACTATTGCGACCTATAGAGGCCCCATTACCATTAACGTTAATAATTTCCGAAAGCACTCCACTATTAAGACTTTTAACAATGAATGTTGATCTTTCAGAGTTGTTTGTAATAGCATTTATATTAGATACTAAGGCTAAACCTGTTTTTTCCACACCAGATGAGTTTACAAATGTGAAGACTAAAGATTCATCAATACCGCTTGCTAATATTGATTTATTTTTAATACTGAATACCACATTATTATCTGTTAATGTTGTGTATGTTGCATTACCGGAACTGGTGATTGAGAAGTGATTATCGTTATTTGTGGCTATATAAATTTTATTATTGCCACTAACACTCACATTTTCCCCACCTATTACCCATATGTTATTTCCAGACGCTGAATGATTGCTACCTATTAAACCACCAAATGTACCAGACGATAAGGAACAGTTGTCTCCTATAACAGCACAGTTTTCTCCACAGATATTATTATAGTATCCGAGAACAACGTTATTGCCTTCGTTAGATGATGCTCCACCTATGATTGTTCCGTCAAGATTAGAATTATTAAAACCAAGAGTTATTCCACTAGGAGCAAAAACTGCCACATCTTCGAACGATCCATTATTCATGATACCAATATTGACTAAAGATTTTTCTGATCCGCTAGTTGTTGATTCTATTTCTGTTACGATTTTACTGTACGCAACAGGAGCATTAGCAGAATTTAATCCAGAATAAGTTATTGTTCCAACCACATTATTTGTGGCTAAACCACTGGTTGACGTATTTCCAAGAACAATTGATGGACCAACACCACTCTTATAGATAACTATTCCATTTTTATTATTACTATTTATTGTTAAAGTATCGTATGCGGCGGATGTGTTTATTCCTATAGTATTTGCTCCGCCATCAACAAATAGCAGATGGGTATTTCCTGTACCAGCTACTCTAAGATCATTATCATATAATCTTTGATTAAAAATTGTGGTTTGTCCAGAAGATGATGGCAGAACTATATCTGCTGTGGCATTTCCAGAATTGCCTATTAGTAGTGAACTGCTAGAATAATCCCACACAAAATTATTGACTCCACTAAATGATCCATCATATTTAAATTGTACATAGCCATCATTACCGTATGGATTGGTGGAATCTTGAACAGGATCTAACTTTAACCATCCTGTTTGTGATGGTACAGAAATCAGTTGTAGATAATCATTTAGTATTGTTACTGTTTCAGAAGATGTCGAGCCGTTTATTGTCTCTGTTCCATATGGATCTAAAACTATAGCGTTTGATTGTTCGTAAGCTCCACCTATTGTGGATTTTAATAAAAATGATAAAATTACAGGATCATCTTCGGAATTTACTTGTGGTAGAGTTACTGTTACTCCGGTAACAGAAGCATCCACAACATAAACCGCAGGAGCATATGGTGCGGTAAAAGATGATGATTTTTCTTCTAAATTAACAAACCCATTATTAATTAGATTGTCGGCAACAACACTCTCTACATATTTTGTGCCAGATGAGAAACTAACAAAATTATTACCATTTGTAGAAGATAATACTCTCTCTCTAACTAACTGATTAACTCCACCACCACTACTAATATAGCCAATACCAATTTCCCACTCCAAGTTTGTGTCTCGTCTATATATATAATAGGCTAGTTTTTTGTCCGATCCTATTGCACCAACAAAAGATCTGGATCCTAGTGTGGCTCCGGAAAGAACAAAATTTCCCGAACCATTTGTTGTTGATGTTTCTTGAATTTTATTAGCATAATATGTTATAGACATTATAATGTTACCTATTTTTTAGAAGTGCGTAAATCTAATTTAATTCCACCATTAGTTTTATTACTTAATTCGGTTGATATTGTATTATAAATATCGTCAGCAAACTGCTCAAGTTTTTCTCCCAATCCTTGTCCGCCATTAACTGTTACTGTTACATTTACTGGTATGGACCCTGTTACATTAAGGCTTATTGAATCTGGTATGCCGTCGAGGGCAGATTGTAATCTACCAACAGCAGTATTAAATTCTCCGATAGAAGTTGTTAGTCCTGTTGATGCTCCTCCTAATAATGCTGCTGCTGTTGATAATGCTGTAAATCCACTTACGATACTATCTAATGCTCCAAATCCACTTATTATTGCTGATCCGCCACTAACAAATTCTTGAATACTACCAGATAACTGGCCAACAATAGAATCAAAAGACGAAAATGAACCATCCAAATTAGAAGTATCAATTGATAATACACCGCCAGATGATCCTCCGGATGAACTAATATTACCACCATTAACTCCACCATCAGCAAAATATTTGGGTTTTACCATACCTCCGGTATTGTAGTTTTGACTATTAATTTGTTGTAATAAGCCTAAATTTTGTCTAGTGGCTTTACGATTGACCACAAATTCTCCCGGAGTTAACATTGCGGGAACAGTGTCGGTTCCTCGTGGTTGATAGTTTACTAATTGGCCCTTACTAGCATAAACAATACCACCAGTAGACATATTTTGAGTGCGTCTTCGTTCCATTTCTTGTTGATATGCTAGTTGTTTATTTTTCTTTGAATCTTCATAATTTTTACGTTTATCCTCTTGCATTGATGAATAATTAAATTTACCTCTTTGTACTTTATAAAACGCTAAAGAGTCCTTATATTGACTATAAGCTGATTTATAACCTACTATTTTATTAGATTCATTCCCCAGCTCGCCAACTAAAGCACTTCCTGCTTTCAGACCTAAACTTAAAGAAGATAAATCCCCTTCTCTAACACCAGATAGTTTTCGATTTTTAAAGGGGTCTTCTGCATTATTTTCCAAAGCCCAAGCTGCATCAGCTTTCTTTTTTTCCTCAAAACGTTTTTTATCAAAATCTTTTGGAACTAAAAATGTTTCTAATGATTTGTTTTTAAAATCTTCTAAACTATAAATAGAAGGTAATCCAAACTCTTCAAAAGATTCTATTGTCTTACCGAAGTTATTTTTTATATAATCATTAACCGCAGTTAAATATGTTGTAGTATCTGTCTTTAGTGGGTCCTCCTCTAACGATTGTTCTTGTGCTCTTATTAATAATTCTGATCTTAAGCGATCAAACTCTTTTATTGCAAATATGTTTTCTCTATTTTTTTGTTCGGTCTGAGCTGTTTCATCATTATCGCTTTGAACTATTTTTCCTTTTTCTCTTGTGTCTAGACCAGTAATTCTTTGTGTCTTGCCTGGAGTTGTTTCACCGAATAATTCTTCATCAGCCTTCTTAATATATCTAGCGTCTGTTATAAATTTATCTTTAATTGGTGGTACGGGTGGTTGGGGTGGCGTCATACCTACCAACCCTTTAATAAATTCTCTGTATGTTGGCTCATCATAATAATCTGGTTGAGCACCACTTACATTCTCAAGCATTTCTTCAGCCTTAGTATTCATGCTTTGCATAGTTTGGATAGAAGCAGCAGTAGTACCAACAACTCCTCTAATAGATTCTGGAAGCATTCCAATTAATTTTGAACCGATAGTTTGAGGCGCTGATACTCCAGCGGGTTGTTGAGTAGGTGTTGGAGTCTGATTATCGAATAGAGAAACCATATCGTCTAATATGTATGTTGGTGGACCTTGACGATTCTGTAAAGATTGTTTAAGTTTATTATACGCGTCATTATATGGTGTTCTCCAAGCATCAAACTCTATATTAGACATTTTGCTAATTTCTTCGCCACTGCTTTGTATCAAGCTCATTATAGCAGTCTCGAAATCCATAACAGCCTGATTATCTATGGTATTTGGAGATAGTTCTGACTGCCCTTTAATCCAGCCTAGTCCAGTTTCTATTTCTTTAGCAGCGTACTCGAATTGTTCTGGAGTTAGGTTTTGATCGGTGAAAGACGATGCGAAAAGCAAGTCCATACCTTCTCCGAGATGTCTCATACCCAATAAGCCATCTCCATCTTTTTGTTCTGGCTTCTGAACATCTCCACCATCCTGTAAATAAGCAACCCCACCCTTACTATATCCCTTAGCGCCACCATTAATAGATCTGAGAAGTCCAAGATTGTTTTTAGTGGCTCTGGCATTTACCACAAACTCTCCCGGAGTAAGCATAGCGGGTACAGTATCTGTGCCACGAGGTTGATATGGAACTAGTGTGCCTTTGCTGGCATAAACAGTTCCGCCCTTTTTATATCCATGCGCTTTCCACATTTGTCTTAAAATTTCTTGAGCTTTAGAGGATTTCTCAAATAAGTCTTTAGTAGCAGGGTCGAAAGCGGCTTGATTAAGAGTAGTAAAAAATTCTGCTCCAGCTACATTAGAGTTTGGATTTCTAACAAATTTAGCATTATATGCGCTATTTAGTCCTTTAGCTATATCATTATATTCTGTATCCAAAAAAGAGTCCAATAATTTTGGATCAACCATCTTTTTCAGTTCATCATATGTCATATTCAATTTACCAGCCATACCAGCGGCAAAATGTGTAGATTCATGAACCCCTGTTGACATTTGCGATCCAGGACCTACTCCTATAACCGGATTTGAAGATACACTACCTTTTTTAGTAAATATTCCTTTAGCCTTTTTTATATATGATGATGTATCAGGTAATCCACGAGCTCTAAAGTTCGTAGACCATTTATTTGCTACTTTATTGAGATGTGTTTCAAAAGCGGCTGGGTCATCTATCCATGCCAACTCATCAGCGGATGCTTTTTCTAGCATGTCTATTAAAAATGCTTCTTGTTTATCTGGATTAACATTTCGTGACAAAGCTTCAAAGGCATCTCTTTGAGCCTGAGGTATATTTTCTGCGTATGCTTTTGCTTTAGATGATAAAGCTATATCTTTTATAGATTTTGAAGATCTTGCTCCAATAGGACTAGAAAGACCAGACTTGATTGTGCTTCTACCCTCAGGAAAAAGATTTCTTAATTCTTCTAATTTTTGTTCTACTGTAATTCCTTGTTCCGCTGCTCTTGCTCGTATAGCATCTCCAAAAGACAAAGGTTTTTCTTGAGTTATTGGTTTTGGTTGTTCAATTTGAGTTATTGGTTTTGGTGTCTCTGGAATTGGTTGAGTTGTTTTGGTTCTTTTCTCTGATCCTAATTTTACCAGATCTTCTAAAGGATTTTCAGATAGTTTTTGTTGTTTTTGTAAATTTTCAAACCATTTTCTTGTGGATCTATCTCTAAATATATTACTTATATTTTCACCAAAACCCATAATTTTTTCACCAAGGCCAAAACGACCAGCTCCTTGCGCTCTTGCGGTTTTTCTTGCTTGTTTCTTCATCCAGTCTATTTTTGGAAGGACGCCTATTTTTCGTAATGAATTTAAAATTGGGCTTTTTTCAAACTGTAACAAACCTCTAGCGGCGCCCATAGCTCCTTTACCAGCACCCATAACTCCTTTACCAGCAATACTAGCAGCACCCATAACGCTCTTACCAGAAATACTGGCCGTACCCATAAGTGCCTTGCCGGTAAAATCTTGTAAACCAGCTAGACCTTTTTCGGCCAAATCAACACCTCCAAAAAAACCTTTTTTAATTCCTCCTCCAAGAATACCAAGTCCTCGTCCAACTGTTTGTCCAAACTCTGTTGACGCTTTTTGATCCAATAGATTTGCTGTCATATTAGCAAAATTTGTGCCTGTGCCAGATGTTGTGCGATTTGCAATATCACTAGAAGCTCCTGTTGGAAATCTTACGTTTGTATTATCAAATAAATCAGCACTAGCTGTTGTTGTTTTAACAGGGGTTGGTGGTCTGGGTCCGACAGATTTTGCCATTCCTTTGAAAGCATTTGGAAACAATCTTCCAAATAACTTTTCACCACCAATATCACCAGCTGCTTCACCGAAAATATCTCCTGTTGTAATGGCTCCTCTAACAACATTTTCAGGAGTTAACAGATTACCCAACGTTGTTCTGTTATCTGTTTGATAGGCCCCACTAGCTCTCTCCACTTCTTGAGATATCAAAGCTTCTCTTCTTTTCATTGCTTCTTGTTCCGCAGTACCATATGCTTCTCCAAAGCCCAAACGAGATCCTAATCCTGAGCCAACTTGTCGGATTCCTTCTATACCCATTCCGGCCTGAGCGCCGCCGGATTTTGCTAACTCTTGACCAAACTGAGTAAGCATATCACTTCCAGTAAGTTTGCCAGCTCCATAAGTTAGTCCACCAGCAAGAACACCGGCTCCGCCAACAGTTGTTCTTATAACATTAGCAACATTCTTTGGAACAGCACTAACAGCAGCTAAAACTGGACTTTTATCAACACCTTCGCCAAATTGTTGCAAGGCCGTATCCATATTTTTCTTAGCAAAGTCTTCTTGAGATTTAGCGACCATCTCTTGTCTTGCTCGTCCCTGTCTATTATATTCAACAGTAGCTGACGTTACTATCTCTCCTATTCTAGCTCTCAATGATGACCTAGATTTGGCTAAAGGCACGTTGACTCTCCTTCTATCCCAATCAGTACCATAAATAGATGGTGTTTGTTCTCTTATTCTATTTTCAATAAATTCTCTTAAAATAGGATCGGATGTTTGGTTATAATAGCTACTGTTTCTATACATATCTACGAGAGACGCCCCAAAACTTTCTGCCTGGTACATTTTTGTTTCTTCTTTCAGACGTAATTTTCTTGCTTTATCATCGGAAAGAACCTTTTGTTGAGCCTCAAAAGCCTGTCGTGCTAAAACACCCTGTTTTTCAGCATCGCTTGAAAATGGTTTTTTAGTTAGTGGATTAATTTCTGTTCTTGCCTGAGTATCTGCTTGTTTCACAGTTTCCATCTGTCTTTTAGTTTTCTCAATTTCCGCAAAACGTCCCTCAAATTCTTGTTTTCTTTGTTGTTCTCTTTCAGCCGCCTGAGCGTTGATCTGCGCTTGTCTTAATTTATCTCTTTCGTCAATGCTTAGTGGTCTAGATGCTGTTGAATAATCTCCATCCCTAATTCCAAGATCATCAGCACTAACTATACCAGCATTTACGGCTTTTCGAAGTTCTTCGGCTTGTAATTGAGCTAATCTTGGAGCATCTGCTGCTCTAGCTTCTCTAACTTTGTCTCCTTCAGCATTAGCTGCTTTTGATCTTCCAAATTCATAATTCTTAATAAATTCATTTATAGCAGCGTCTACTGATTCTATATCTTCTGGAGCTAAAGATTCGTATCCTAATGGTCTTTCACTAGTGGCTCGCAAATCTTTAAAAATAGCATCTAAGTCAGCTTGGGATCCTGATCCTAATAGATCAGCATAATATTTGTCATCACCACTAGATGTCAAAAATTTACTAAATAATTGTTTACCTTTATTGATATCTATTACGCCACCATCAGCTAAATAAACCATACCCCCCTTAGAATATCCAGTATTATTAGATCCATTATTTATAGATTTTAATAATCCCATATTCTTTTTGGTGGCTCTAGCATTAACAACAAACTCGCCAGGAGTTAGCATCGCTGGCACAGTGTCGGTTCCTTTTGGTTGAAAATTAACTAGCTGGCCCTTGCTAGCATAAATCATTCCTCCTCTAGAAGCATAACCAGCAACATTGGCAGGATTTCCATCTATACCAACACCAACCGGACGCGCTTCTAATGGTAAATCTCCAGCATTTTTTATTCTATCTAGAAATGCATCTGCTGCTTCTATTACTTTAGTCTTTAAAATTTCAGATGAGTCTTCCATACGTTCAGATAATAGTAATGTGGCATCTGTTTGAGCTTTTATTGCTTGATTATATTGATCAATTGCTTGGGTCATTTTAGCGTCCGGACCGCCAACTCCTATTAATCCTCGTATAACTTCTGGATCTACCTTTAATCCGGCCTTTTGTAAAATATTAATAATATTATTATAGAATTTTTCTGTTGCTGCTTCTCTTTCTAATGGATCCATACCAGCAATTCTTGTTCTAAAGGCTTCAAGTGCTGGGCCTATATCATATATAGTGCCTGCTCCTTGATCAACTCTAACGAGAGAGCCAACTTGACTAGTAAATTCCGATATCCATTCTGGATTATTTAGATTTTTAAGTATTTCATCAAAGGTTCCTCGTCTACTTTCTTGTGCTTGTCGTAGTTCTCCGATTCTAGTAAGAGCATTAGAAGCTCTTGTGGTATTATTAGCAAGCATTTCTTGTGCTTTAGCAAGCCTATCGACCGTTGTTTTATTTTTGGCTAATCTAGTGTAAAATTCATCTAAACTTTCACCCTTTTGCTGACCACCCGCTTGTGTTTGAGCAAGTTCTTTGTCTGCTTGAGCTAATCTACGAGCTATCTCTTCTGGATCTAGGGTTCCGGTTCCACGAACAATTCCATTCGGTCCCTGAGTACTTGTTAAAGAGTCTATAGCGTTTTCAAATGGTCTATTTAATTCTGTTACTGAAACTCCTTTGCCAAGAGCTTGTTTAAGATTATTAGCAGCATCTAATTCGATAGAAGATGCTTGGATTTGTAAATCTAAAATTCTACCAAGATGATTGGTATAATTATTCATTTCATTATTGGTTGCGCTTAGCATGTCATTGAATGCTTTCAACGAAGACTCAACAGTTGATGTAACATCAGCCAATGGCTTTAATAATCCTTGTAATTCCGGTACACTAGCAGCAATCTCTTCGAAACTCTTTCCTTGTAGTGATGTTGCTGATTTACCAAGAGCGGTAACAACATTTTTTAATGCTGTATCTAGAGTTGTTGAATCTATTTCTTCTCCTAGTGCTGCCTTTAATGGATCAAACACCTCTGTTATTCTGTCTGTAACAGATTGATCTACTTCTCCTCCAGGAGTTTTTTGAGATTGAGCAGCCTCTAGTAGAATTCGTGGTAACTCCGATTCTAATGTTTGCTGTGCTACAGCGCTAGTTTTTATTTGTTTGCTAAATTCTGGAGAAAATCCCAAAGTTTCTGATGTTCTATCTAATGCTTGAACAAGTTCGTCTGTAGAATATGCTGTTAAATTACCTAATACATTTTCATCTAATCTTGATGGACCAACTATTTTGGCATCTCCTAGACCAGAGGATGTTGCTATGTCTCGTAATCTACCAGCTTCTGCAAATTCAGCATCGGCCCTACTTATAACCCCTCCTAATTTTTTAATCTGTTGAGCGAACATATCTATTTCAACGCTCACAGCTTTTGCTGCTGCTGCATTTTTATTACGAGTCTCTATTTCTTTTAATTCTTCCGAGGACAATCTGTCTATAGCTGCTGCTCTTTTTGCATTCAAAGCTTCTAGTTTTCTTGTTTTTTCTTCTTCTGCTGTCTCAACAGTACCATTTGCTCTAATGTCTCCTCCAGTATAACGCTTAGTTTCTGCCGCAGCAATATCTGCTTCTATTTTTGTAACTTCGTCTTTGCCTCTAGCAATTGCTAGTGTTCTTTTTGTTTCAGGATTAGCATCTGCTCCTGTAAGTTTCAGATTTTTAAAAACGTCTTCTAAAGATATTCCGGATGTTAATTGTGTTTCTATGGCTCTTTGTAACGCGGTTGCTTGTGGTAAAGATTCAGATAAAAGATTTCTATTAAGGGCTGTTGTATCTATTGTTTCTGGTGTTGTTCCAAAATATGTTTCTGAAAAATTAGCGGACGCGTCCCTAAAAAACTCTCCAATAAATCTTCCTATGGTTCCTTCTTCTAGTCCTAATAAGCCTTGTGACTCTCTGGTAACAATTTGTCTATTTTCAGCCCCAGATGACATAATAGCCATAAGAGCATTACTAGCGTCGGATATATTGCTTGCTGTGTCTCCAACATTTTGTGAAAGATTTTGTAGTGCTTTTTCAAGTTTAGATGATTCGGTTTCTATTTTTAGTTCGTTCTGGGCTTTAGTATAAGCGTCTGCTGCCGATTCGGCATTTATAAAAGCAGAAGCTAGTCCAGCAGCAGCTCCAACAATAGCTCCGGGAGCACCAAAAGCTGAACCAACAGTAGCCCCAGAAACAACAGATGTTATCCCAGCACCAACAACAGCTCCGGTTTTACCAAAATTTTTAGTTACAGAAGAATTAATAGCTTCTGCTATCATTGGCCCAATAAACATCAAGCCTAGAGATTTTAATCCGCCACCACTATCATTAGTTTGATTCGCTGTTTGATTGGCTGCTTTTTGATTTCTACTTCTCATATTATTTATGCCGCCAGTGGCATATCCGGCATTAACCATTGCGGCTTTCAAAGCAGCTCCAGACAACCCTTGCTGTCTAAATGTCGCCACTTGTTGAGCGGCCATATTTTTTGTAACGGTTGCGGTAGTGGTAGATAGTTGATTAAAACTAGGTATTAATTTAGAAATAACCGACACTAATCCACTAAATACTTGAGCCATACCACCGGCCGCAAAACTTTGAACTCCTCCACCACCAGCAAAACTTTGTATATTTCCGACAGCTCCACCCTTATTAAATCCTTGTGTTTTATCAGCTTTATTAAGTTGATGTAATTTGGATGAACCTATTCTTTTTGCCGCTTTTTTATTTATAACAAATTCGCCAGGAGTTAATAGTGCCGGAACAGTATCTTGTCCAGAAATTGAACCACCCGTAGCATTAGCAGATATTAATCCTGCTGATTTTAATTTTTCAATAAGTTTACTATTGGTCGCCAACGCATTATCAAGAACATTGCCTGTTGCTTTTGGCATTTTTCTACCAATATTAGGCAATCCGAATTCACCTAATACACTATTAAGTTGTGTTTGATTTGTTGGACTTTTTTTAGCAATATCAAATAGATTCTGAGCGGTAAAAGCATTAGGAGCTAATTTTATTGATTTAGAAAATTCTCCTTTATTTACTGCTTTAGTAAATCTAGATATCTGATCAACAAAACTTGATATACCTTTACCAACGCCTCCGGAAGTTCTTGTTGCATCAGTTGGTACATCTGTTGGAAATTGACCAAACAATTTAGAAGCAGTACCTAGGCCAAATGGAAAATCTATAGATTTTAATGATTCTACCTTATCAATAAATGGAGCACCAACCATTTGTAAAGCGGCTTCAAATATGCTTCCAGTAGCACTACTTAATACTGCTCCACTTAAAATATTTTTTTCTAAGTTTCCAGATGCTGGTGTTGCTTTTATGGATGATGCTAATGCTTTACCAGTATTTACAATCACTCCTTCTAAACTATCAACGATATCTTTTTCAATATTGCCATATTGAGATTTATTGTCTGATAAAGCTCCGACATGAATTCTTGCTCTTTTACCAGTATCTTTAATTGGCCTATTCTCTATCCTACCTCCTTTGGAAGTACCTGACTTTAACGATACTAATCCAAAATTATAATTGCCTTGTCTATCAATCATATTTCTATTAATTAGATTTTCAAAACTACCAGCATCCTCAACCTGAGATTTTAATTGTGGACTAAGTTCTTGAACCTTGGCTCCTTTTTTAAATTTTTGAACTATACCACCATTATTAAATGGATATAGTTGCATAAATTTTTGTTTTTGTCCACGCCCCATCTCTATGGTATCTAAATTACCAATATTCACATCATCTGTATTTGGAGTAAAATTATATCTAGAAAGAGTATTTTGTTGATATTTATATCTAAATAATTTACTTAAAAGATCTAGTATTGGAACTTTTTTACTAGTAAATTTAACTTCAGTAGGATTTTTTCTACCAATAATATCAACAGGATAACTTTGTGGAGTTCTTGTTCCTCCATAAAATTTTTCAACACCTGTTTCGAAAGCGTCTCCAGCAGCTATATCTTTTAGTTTTTTATCGGATGCTTTAGGACTTTTTTGTTTTAATTGAAGATATCTCTGTTTTGCGTTGTTTTGAATAAATGTCCACTTAGGATCATTTGGTTTAATGGTTTCTGATTTACGATTAATATTTCCTCTAATGCTGTCATTTGGTTGTATTTTTGAGCTATATGCTTTTTTAATTGTTTCCGAACCACTTCTTCTTTCTAAATCTTTTAATTTAACCGGGCCTCCACCAGCATATTTATTCATATTCTTCAAACCATTAAGACCAATTGCTTGTACTGCTTTTTTACGAATAACAAATTCGCCAGGAGTTAACATAGCAGGAACGGTATCTCTATTTCCTGATCCTGGTACATATCCACCACTAGCAAACGCTCTTACTGGTCCACCATCATTTTTTCGAGCTATGTTTCTACCAAAACCACCAACAAATTGACCAATCGCAGGGATGGCTTTTATAGCTGTTAGTGCTGCTATTGCTGGTAAAACTTCTTTAGCCGCAGAAGCCACGCTTATAAGAGCGCTCGCTAATTGAAGAGAAATATCCACAAATCTTTGAAAGTTTTTACTTTGTCCTATATCACGAATTAAAGCTATAAATTCTTCTCTGACTTTTGTAATTTTATTAGCTAAAGATATTTGTGCTATTGCTGCATCTTCAGCCAAAGATCCGGCTCCTCTTTGAGCGACCCCTAGAGCCTGTTGAGCAACCGTGAATTGTTGAATAAGAGGAATAACCTTGCCGATTTGTCGGAAGCCACCAAGTTCTTCTACTATTTTATTAAATCTAAGATCTCTTGGATCTAATAATTTTAAGCCTTCGCTAAGTCTTCTGATTGCTTCGTATGGTCCAACGAATTTACCTTCTAAATCTGTTAAAACAACACCATATTCTTTTAGTGCTTCTATGGTGCTTCCTCTTTGAATTCTTGTAAAGATAGTTCTTAAACCAGTAGCAATTGTTTCTGCACTTTCACGAGTGGTTTGACGAACACTTGTAAATACAGCAATAAATTCATTAAGAGCGTCTTTGCCTTGGCTAACTCCTTTACTAGCAGCAGCGAACACACCGCCCGTTCTTTGAATAGCTTTAATAATATCTCCTGATTCTACCGCGAACGCAGCAGCAACAGCATTTACAGAACCAAGCGAACTTTCTAGATCACTAGCACTAATACCGAACTGTCTCATTAAAGCGATACTACCTTCTACGGTATCATTTAAATTATCGAAAGACGGAGCTAATGCGGATTTAGCTAAGGCTTCTAATGCCGTTTTTGTTTCTGTCGCACTTAAACCAGCCTGGGCGAGTGTTGAACTCACGGTCAATAAGTCTGAACTTGTCACACCAAGACTAGTGGATAGTCTGGTTATTTCGTTAGTGATGCCTTTCAATCCGTTTTCTGTTGCTCCAGTAACTTGTTGTAGTTTAACAAGTTCTTTATTAAAATTTAAGAATTCTCCATAGGCAGAGGCTACTGCTCTACTTAGCGCATATATGCCTCCGGTAGCAACACTAAACGCTGCGAATCTTCTGACCGCAAGAGCTGACTGCTTACCAAACTCTTCCATCTGTGATGTTATTTGAGCAGTGCTTTTTCTAGCATTATTAACTTGATTAGCTATATTATTTACGCCACCACCAAGATTATTCATTCCTCTAGAGGCATTTCCAATAGCTGTTCCAAGATTACTTAGAGCAGTATTTAAATTAGCAGCATTGGTTGATGCGCTTTTCAATGCAGCATTTAGTGACTGTATATTTCCGGTAGCTTGTTGTATGCTAGATAGTGATCTAGGATTAATATTAAGATCAAGAGTTACTGTTGATAATTGACGACGAATATCAGATACAACTTTACTAAGATTGGACGGTCCTCTTAGATTAATTTCCGCGGTTAGATTAAAAGCTGATGCCATATGGTGTTCCTTTTAAATCTAGTATAAAATACAAAAAGGCACGCGTATACAACGTGCCTGATTGTATTCAATCTTTAAAGTTAAATTATCAAGAGTCCACAGATACTGGCTTAGTTTCATTAACCAATTCTGTTTTAGGCTCTTCTGGAGTCTGGGGTTTTGGTTGAACTTCAGCACTATCTTCGACAATAGGATTACCATCATCATCAGTAAATGGTTTAAAGTCGGTGATGTAGTCTCCATTTTCATCAACAAGGTTTCCGTTTTTGTCAACATATTCCCCTTTTTCGTTAATAAATCTTCCAAAAGTATCTATTAGTCTACCATCACTATCAACAAGTTTTCCTTCTGCGTTTACCAAACGTAATTTATCATCCACAAACTTATACTTAATTAAAAATTTATTTTCTGGTAATTTCTTTTCGTAATCATTATCCAGGCCGTAAAGCATATTCGCCAAGACTTGAGCCGCTTTGATCGCTATAGGCTCTGCGGCTTTTGACAAATATTCTTCATAACTCTTAAAATACTTCTTGTCTTTATTAGATGAATACACCAAGCAGGCAGATATTAAATAGTTAAATCTAGCATTATCAGCTTGACCTTCTGCTGTGTGATTATCCAAATTGGTTCTAACAGAGATCAGCTCTCTCATGTCCTCTCTGAGACCTTTCATTTTAATGGCTATCTCTTTAGCCGATTTTAGATTAATACCACCTTTGGATAGTGTCTTTTCATAATCTAATATCTGTTGTTGCAAGGTATTGAACTTGACCTGTTTGTTATCATCCCACAGACCTTGTTCTTTTAATAGATCATCTAGTCTAGCTCGTACAATACATCCTGACTTTACAGCATCAGAGAAGGCTTGATTATATACCTTCTGGGCCTCTCTCTGATCCCCTAGAGAGGGAGATTTAATTGTAAAGTCCTGTTCTGAACCATCAATAAAAAATTTAAAAGAATCTAAGTTCATAATTTACTCCTTATTTGTCTTGTTATTAATAATAAAATGATATCTAAATATTTCGTTTTCCTTTTCTATATAATCTATAATTTCATCAATAGCTTCTCTCATTTGATTATTGCCATGATTAAGTATAGATGTTCTAGTATATTCCCATAGTTCAGCAAGCTCTTCTTGTTTATCTGTTAATTTACCATCGGAATTATGGTTCCAAAGGTGTCCAAAATTATCTTCAAATCTAGCGAGGCATCCAATCATTGTGGTTTGAAATCTTTTACTTATACTATTAACTATTCCTTTTCTATTATTTTTCATAATTATTTCCTTCTAGAACTAATTTCTTGTTTTACATTTTCTTTTACAAAATTCAAATCTTGCCACTTAGTTTCTTTTTGCTGACTAGCAGCAATCATTTCTTGTATTTGTTGTTTTCCTTTGTCGTCATTCACACTAAATATTTCTTGTGATTCTTTGGCGTCGTTTGTTATTAAGAATATTTCATCTTTATTTTTATTTTTATCACCAACCTTGCCAAGAATAGCGTTTTTCTTCTTTTCCTTTTCTGCTTTTCTATTTTGATGTAAAAACCATCCATCTAAAGCATCATCATCTTTTATTATATCCTCAGATGGAGATTCTTGGTGTTGTCTAGCATTATCATACATCTTATGTAAACCTATTAAATGTCTATAGTCATCATTTATATCTAAAAAATTCATAATTAAATTTGCACAATTAGAGTAGGATCTCCATAGGTCGGACTTTACTACTAATCTAAGCTTGGTCGCATCAATAGTATTGATAACTATCTCATGAATAAATTTTTGTAAATATAAACTATCATGGGTTTCTTTTTCTGGATTATCAAAATACAATTTATCATCAAGATAGATAGTGTTCATTATAATAAATTCGTTTTTAATAGAGAGAGCTTGTTCTTCTATGCCCAAATGATTCATTGATGTTTTTTGAGTATATTGTTGATTGATTAACTTATTTAGTGTTTTTATGCTATTTTTTATGTTCTTTTTTTTCTTCTCATTTATATAATTTAAATATAGATCTATTTTTAGATCCTCTAAAATTTTATTATTATTTTCCAGTTCTTCTTCTTTAGTCTTGTTCCATATATTATTATGATCCAAATAAATAGATATCTCTGCTGGAGTTAACCATGCTTTGTCATATTTATTGTCCTCTATAATTTTTTCATATAATAATTGAGCTTTATATTTTATATCCAAACTAGGATAAATAATTTTATAAGTTATATTATGTATAACTATATAGTAGTATCCTAATAAAATTCTGTATAGAATTTTTTCTACATCTATTTCCATAATCTACGCACACGGATCATTTATGGGCATTATTGTAACTGGTTTTATATTTTGACTATTAGTAACTTTATAACTAGTAAATGTAGCCGATAGTGTTTGATTGCTGTTTGAACCAGCGTCTGCTCCAGAATAATTTAAATTCGTCAAATATGCTTCTGGTATTGTAATGCTACCTCCTCCACAGTTTAAAGATATAGTAATATTTTGTTTGTAGGTTGAAGGATTTTGACACGCAGACTGTAGAGCATCTATGGTATAGGTGTCTACAGATTGTGTCAGAACCTCAAAAGTTACTGTTGTTTCTAGAGGAAAATTAACATAACTTGCATATGGTTTTCTTGTTGCGAATTCGTTAACTGGTGTTCTATTTATAGTAAAATTAATTGAAATATTTTGAAGTGCCTGTTGCCCCAATCCGGCGGGTAGTCCGCTAGCAAAGGCTTGTCTTCTGAGAACAGTTCCTGTGGATTCTGCTGCTAATCCAGCGGCTGATCCTGTCAATTTAGAAAATCCTATATATTTTCTTTCCACAGTAAATGGAGCATCCACTGGTAAATTATAGGTTACACTATTTAATAGGGCAAACGAGCATCTCGCTGTTGATTTATTACCAGAAAGGAATGGGGCGGTATCGTCTCCTATAATCAAGTCAAATCCTGTTGGATCATTGATGCCATTTTCAGAAGCAAACCCGGTAAGACTAGATAAATATTGAGAGTATGTAAACTCTACATTTGGCATTTCACCATAAGTTGATACGGGATCTCTTCTGCCTCTAGCAAAAATATTGCTAAATGCTCTGTTCAGAGATAAAGATCCTGAAATAACTCTCTGGTATGCTGCTGATTTGCACTCAGCAACACCCAAACATCCATAAAATACTCTGTTGTTTCCTGGCACAAACTTTTCCTTTGAGTTTGTTTATATATCGAATCAGCCGGCAATATCTAATTCGTTATATGTTGAATAACTATATGTAATTGTAGCATTACCACCACCAGTATCGCCACCGGTTTGATTGATACTAGATAGTAGATTCTTACTACCAAGATTGAATGTGTATGCTGTTCCACTGCTTAATGTATCACAAACCTTTACAACAATAGATTGTTCATTGACTGGCGAGCCACTGCAGCCTATCGCGGTGAGATCAAGAGCAACACCATCAACACCAGTAGCACTAACTTCGAATTCGCATGTTACTTCTAGTGGGAAATTAACAAAGCGATGGAATGGGCCATATTGACCAAGCTTGTACATGCTTTCTCTTCCAAGATCAGCATTAATAGTGATACTAGTAATATTTTTACCAGCCACTTCTGATGGTAAAGTTGAACCAGCTATATCAAGATTCTGTCTGCGCATAACAGTTGTACCACTTGTAGTTGGAGCACTAACACCTGTTGCTGCGATTGTTTTAGCATTGCCTACAAATGTTACGTCTTCTGTAAAATTTCCATCAACAGGAAAAGTATATGTTAAACTAGAAATAAACATTTCATTACAGATGACACTGGCAGAAGTAGTTAGTGTAGCATTTGTATCCTCTCCAATACCAACAACAACTTGTGTTGACTTGTTAGCATTTGCTATGAGTGTGCCGCCGCCAGTGGTCAAATTCCAAATTGTGCTTTCGCTATCAAGAACCTTACTAACTGTAACTTCTACTTCTGGATCAACCACGATATTATCATATAGGGCAACTTGACCTAATTGAAAAGCTTGCTCTAGATTAAATGTTGTTGAGATACCAACACTTTGAGCGCCTTGTACTGTTGTACCGCCTACCCTTACGCCTTGACTAGCATAAAAAACACGATTTGGCATATTATTTCTCCACTATATACGAGAGTTTTGTATTGGACATATTTATTATACACACATTTTCAGAAAGAAGTAAAAATTATTTCGTTAGATAGCCTTATTACAGACCCGTACATTCTAATATTGGTGAAGTTAATTTCTGATATATTTACATCTGTAATTTGACATCTAATCCATCTATAGTTTGGATTGTTCACAATTGTATAGTAATTTTGACCATTTATATTTTTGCTACCATTATAGTTTAATGGATAAATACCACTATTAATAATTTCTTTAGTATTATATAGCCAAATTACTCTATCTTCTTGAAGTCTAATAACATCAATAATATTATTTTTTTGATTCGGAGTATCCGATAAAACATGAAGCAGCATATCCTGTTCTATTATTAGTGACTTATCTCCGAGTCTATATGGCTTGCTATTGGATCTGGCTATCGTTTCTATAATTATTGCTGGTAGTTGTATTCTGTGTTCACTATTGATAGCAAAATCGCCCTTATCACTAAGAGATAGTCCGGTCTTATTTTCTAAAGATCTATATTGTATTTCTCTCCAGTATGGAAATTCTTCCATTTTATAGATTTGAATATTTTTATAAGAATATGATACTTGCACATTACTATTGGAAGCTACGGGCTTGTTAAAAACCACACATCCTTCTGGATAATTAATAGAGTATCCTAAAGTAGCATTTCCTGTTGGTCCAGGATAAAATACAGAATTTACATAAACACCGCTGACGTTAATAGGAGCAGCTGTAGAATAGTTTACTCCGGATTCGTGTACCCAATCTTTTCGTGCTGCCTGCCAAACTGTTCGATCAGATTTGTTTGGATTATTTGTTGGTTTGAGTATATGTAAATCAAATCCAGCTATATTTTGTGTTGGTATATGCACATTCGTAAACGCACCAATATTTAAAAATCCCCAGTCTAAAAAAGACTTGTAGTTATTTTCAAGTTCGTTAATAATTAATGGTGTGCCAATATTATCAACACCCATGAATGATGGATCGTATGTCATGTTATATGTCCATAAGGTCTTTTAGTTTTTTTTCTATTGATGGTTGAGCAGCGTCTATGGCTCTCGTAATCCAATTATTTTTTATATTACCAGCAAATTCTGGCGGAACTCTCCATGATGCTCCAGAATAACCTTTCATTATACCTAGTCCTGTTCTAGATGAAGGATTTGGACCAGCAACGAATCCATAATCACTTATAATAATAGTATCTCCTTCTAACAAAAGCCATTGTAGCCAATTTAATTTAGTTCCTTTTTCTGTAGTAAAAGAGGCCGAACCTAGGCTTATAAGATCTTGAAAATCTGAACTAATCATTTGAAATCTAATTCCGGCATTAATTTTTCCATTGACTATAGATGTTGGTTTTCTTACTATGTTAGATCCTGACTTTATTGTTGAAATTATATCTGATAATCTTGATGATGGATCAGGAATGCCGAACTCACCTTGTAGTTGACCTCCCATTAAAGAGTCATATTCTGGTTGACTAATAATACTATCAACAACAATATCTGATATTGAACTAGCCATGCTTTGATATATCTTATTTAAATATTTATTAATCTCTGGTACTAAGGCATATGATATGCGTTGAGCAATGGTGAAATCGTCCTCTAAAACTTTTACTTTAAAATTTAGAGTCATATCTTTTTCCAATATGTAAAAAAATAAGAACTGTCTCCAAAGCCACATGGCTCTGGTTCGCTATTTCTTTGATAAAAACTTTCTGTATAGTTTTGAATATTTGTATCTATTATAATTTTATTGCAATTTTTAATTTTTGGATAGTCTTCTAGTTTGCTAATAGTTTGTACTAAACCATCTGGACTATGTATTTTGCTATTAAAATTTATCCAGTACTTATAATCAAATATAACTAATAAATCTAGAGTATCAGAATTTTCACTATATGATCCACCAATACCTCTACAGTAGGGACATATTTGTCCATCCGCAAAAGTTATTGGCCCACCAGTTTTATACATATTACTTGATTTGTGTGAAATAGGATCTATATCACAATTTATACATTCTAAAAATGATGAGCCTTCATAGATCAATTTACATGGTAAAGACAAAGAGCCAGATCTTAGCAACTCATCTATGAAAGATTTGTATAAATTTTTTAACTCAGTAGTTATTATATTCATAATATTTTATATAAAAGTAATTAGTCCTTTAACTATTTTGCTATTTTCTGATGTTGGGCTAATTAGCTCCACTTCATAAACAGCAAAAGTTTGATCGAATCTTCTTGTAAAACTTTCTGGAACAAACATATATATAGAACTTGCTTGATTGTTTATTTCTAATAATTGATTCGCAGATGACATATTTAATAAAGATTCTGTGGAAGTATAAGATAGCTTTATGGTTCCTCTTAGTGAATATCCACTTAGATTAACAGAATTATTGTCTTTTGATAAAAGAAATGTAATTCTATATCCGCTTCCTTTATCTAGCGTTAAATTTCTTGTTGCGCATAGAAAACACGCATCGTTTTCGCCAGGATTCTCTAAAGTATCAAAAAGAGTAACGCAGAAAGAGGCCATTTTATTCTCCTTATGTGGTATAGTGTATTATACACCATATGGCATAATTGAACAAAATGACTAATTATTTAGAAAAAACCGATCTATCTGATTACAGTCGTTGCTTATGATATTTTTTTGAATATTTTCTATAGTTTTCTTATCTATTATATCTGGATGAACCCACCAATCCTCAAATGGGCTAATATCTGTTGGAGCAATATTAGGAATTAAAAGTTTATATCCTAATGACTCTAGATATTCTCTAGATTTAGTTCTATATGATCTTGTAATATCTACATAATAATCATGTTCATATGTTATGAATCCAAATTTATATTTATCAAACGGTATTGATATTAAAGCTTCATATGTTTTATCAGAAGGTTCTATATCTAATTGTAGATAATCTATAGTAGATATATTTGAAAAATATTTTTGTAATAATTTATTATAATCAATAATTAAAGCATCGATGCATAATACTGGATTTTTTCTATGTTGTCTATAATTATTAACTAAATCTTGATCATATTCAATACCTATTCCATGCCATCCAAATTTCTGTTCGATTAGCGCAGTATTGCTATTTTTAAATGGTTCTGATGTTCCAATCTCTAAATATGTACCATTATATTTTCCATTAAATAAATGTAATAGCATCATATCTTGATATGTTTGAGAATAATTTCTCTCTACGTGTTCAATTCCAGAGAAAGAAAATTTTAACCTCTCTCTAAATTTAGAATAATATGTTCTAATACATATGTGACACGGTCCAGATCCTAGCCAAAATACATTGTTACCAATAACAGACTTATGTTCTTCGGATAGTTGATCAAAATAATTGTTTAATAAGATTTGATAAATCTGTCTAGCCTCTGTTGGTTTACCAACATGGTAGGCTGATATGGCTTTTTGTAGTAAAAAAATATATTTCCCAGGGTAGTTCGATTGGGTGATCAATTTTGATGATTGACCACAAATATCAAAAGCTATACAAGCATTCGTATACATATCAATCCAATTATTTTTTTTCTCATAATATTGACCAAGAAAAAAATATGCTTCAGGTTTCTTAGGATCAATCGTTATAGCTTGCTTTAGTAGAGTTTCGCAAGTAATATCTCTGCCTCCTAATCTATCATAGCATAGATACATCCTTATTATAGATTCATATCTTAGATTTATATCATTCGTTACTTCTGCACACCTTAGAAAAAAGGAAAGTGCTGGTGAATAATGATTGATTGACTCGTACCATAATGCAATATTAAAATTACATAAATCATTTTTAGGATTATTTATATAATCTATTAAATAATTCATAGTCCTACCATTTCATTAATTATAGATTTATTTAGAGAAAGTAAATATGCTGCGTTATCTTGAAAACCAAAAGTAATCAATATTTTTCCTTCAAATTCGGTCATACCGCAAGCAAATTCTATACCACCGTCCATAAAATCAAATCTAGGAGAAACTCTGAGAGGATTTAAATTTTGATCCCATAAAACAAACCTATGTCTATAAATTGCGTCTTTTCGACCAGCTTCGCTCGTAAATAAATGAACTTCATGTAATATTGCGAGATAGTGGTTTTCATATGGTATAACTTGTGAGCCTCCTCTCAAATCAGAAGTATTAAAATTTTTATATTCTGACATTATTATAGTTTTAGTAGATTGCGATGTTGGATCATACTCAACAACTTCAGTAGGATTTGTCCATTTTACATATTGATATGGTCTGTCAATTATTGGCATCCAGTTTTTTTCGCAATATGAGTTGTTCGGCTCTGGAGCTGGTAATCTTTGTCTATTAATCTCTTTTGGATTATCTTTTATATCAATTTCTGATAGTTCAATTCTACCCTGACCATTAGTAGTGGTATCCCTTCTAACTCCGCTCAAAAATAATTTATTATTCCATTTAATTAATCGACCATCTTCTAATCCTACAAATTCCCATAATGGTTTAACATCCAGAGTTGACGTATCCACTACAGAACTATGAATTATATTAAAATTATTATCTAGCTCACATATAATGTTATGAGTGGCTAATACTTGGTGTTGTTCGGTATGCAGATAACACAATGGTCCCCAAACGTGTTCATTTACGCCATTTTCTGAATGATAAAGAGTGTAGTTAACATTACGCAAATTAACTAATAATTTACCATCTAAATTAATTATAGATGGATTCATTAAAGATGGCCCAACCATTTTATCGGTTGGAATTAATAGTGGATAAATATTTCCACCATTTTGGATAGCTTTTTGTACAAAATTTCCTATATCACTAATCATAAGTTCTCCTTATATGATTATAGTAATCAAAAAAGAGAATTAGGCAAATTAGATATTTTGAGCCTATCGGTAAATTTTCTTTGTTTTATAGGCCGTATCTACCTTTAATAGTATTATAATTTTGTAAAACTTCAGACGATGATAGTTCTTTATTATATAATTTTAGTGTGGATACTCTACCAGACATATAAGCTGTATCAGCTCGACCAATATAGATATTCCCAGTTGTTGTAACCTTTGATCCAAAAGTACTTACTAGATTACCATTAACATAAAATAAACTAGATGATGACTTTCTAATAATCGTGGCGATAACCCATGAATTAATAGGAACAGAACTTGTTACTGCTGTAGACGAAGATCCTGGACCCCAATATGTAACAGAAGCGAAATTGAATATGCTCCACTGCCACGTGGTAGAATTATAAGCATTAGCTCCAGCATATATAATTGGAAAATTATTTCTATTGTTCATATAAAAAGAAACTTCCACAGACAGTGGCTCAAGAACATGCGGAACTATTGCATACTGACTTGTTCCATTAAGAGAAAAATAATTATTAGTAAAAGTTGGACTATTATATAGTGTAGCATTATATCCTGAACTAGACATATCATTCCAATTAGCTCCGCTGCCAGAATAGCTTTTATTAGATGCGGCATCTAAGCATAGAATAAGAGAGTCTGTGACTATTTTTGGTCCGTTATTATAGCTCATTCAATAAAACCTTATTAGTAAAATTGTTTAATGTTTTTGACCCATGGCTACCGCCAACATTGTGTCCTATAGTTTCCTATAAGCATGGACTATATCTTCCACGTTTGTGGTGGGGGCGCTCTAGCCTGTTATTAAAACAAACCTTTTTGTTTCAGGTAGTCTCTACACCTTCACAGAGATGGCTCTGTGCTTGGCTCGGTATTGCCATCAGCATTATCTGTTAAGGTTTCACCGAATTCACCCCCAATGGGCCTATTCTCATATGGTGCTGGGCCTCCTTTCAATATTATTGTTCTTATATACTATGACAATGTTATTTTGAGTAATTTTTCCGTATCTATATATTTTAAAAAAATTAGGAATAGGAAGATTAGGAAAATCGCCAGGCTCTTTTTCAATAGCTATACTGTGAACACCCTCTATAAAAAAATAGCTATTGTTAGAAGGAAAGCTAAATAAAGACTTTAAAATAGATTGAGTAATAAATGTTGGTTCGCTTTCTCCTGTTACTTCTGTCGAATGAACAAGAGATCTAGAATTAAGTTCAGAAATGTCGATCACATTATCGGGCTGTTCAAAATTTTTAACACCTTTATATGTTTTGTAGTAATTAAAATTGTCATTCATGGATATATATTGATAAACATATCTTCTTATACAAAGATTCTTTCTACTACCTGTTGATCCAGATCCGTAAAGAATAGCTTTTCCTCCACTTTTAAGAGTTGGGGGGGTATAAAATGAATATGTTTCTCCTACCGGATCAAAATAAGGATCATTGTTGTCAAAATGTGGAGGTTGTCCGTATACATTAGTCATTATAGTCCAAACCTTCCTTTAGTAGCATTATAATTGTATAAAATTTCATTTGCTGATAATTCTTTATTATAAACTCTAGTAATAGCAATATCAATACAAAAAACTAATCCATCAGTAACTATATCTGGTCCTCCGTATATAGACATAATATTTTCCTATATATATTGAGCTTCTATAAAAGCAGTATCAACCTGATTTTCTGTTAATCCTAGAGCCTGAGCTAGCGGAGCTAACATAGGATGATTTCTTTCCACATAAGGAGCATATTCCCATTCAACTTTTATAGTTTCTCGTGTTATTGGATCTTCTATACTATTTATAGCATTTTCTACTTGAGTTAATTGAATGCCGTTATTTATTAACCATAATCTTATTTGTCGTGCGCTAACGCTTTCTGGAACCGATTGTTGATATTGCGTCCATACTCCATTATTCCAATAATAATCATTGGCTGGTTTTTCTGGTAGTAAAGCCCACTTGTTTTTTTTGGGATTGTCGTTTTCAATCCAACCAGATACAAGTTCATCACTCAGATCTTTAATTTCATAAGTGTCAACATTATAATATAAATTCATGAATATATCCTATTATGAGTAGTAACTGTTGCTGCGTTATTATTTGTTAAAGTAGTATTATTATTATATTCATAAAGATTTCTTACCAAAGGAGCATAATACTCTAGTGATTGTGGCCTTATTTTTTTTGCAGAGAATCCTTTAACTAAGCTATTAATCTCGTCAATATTGAGAGCTGCTGACCATATAGCAATGTCACTTATATAACCATCGAAACCTTCTACTGTATTTGTTCCAATTAAAACTCTAGTTAAACTAGTTGGCGTAACATCAGTCGTATTAGTGCCACTGGAACCTCCATCTCTATAAATTGTTCGTGATGTTGAGGATGAACAAACGAAACAAACATGGTGCCAAGTATTAATAGTGAATCCACTAGTGGTTTGGGCAATATAATTTACTGTTGTTAATAAATTACCTCTAATAGGATCTGCTACTGCTTGGCCAGCAAATAGCGTACGAAATCCTTGATTAGTAGCTGCTTGCAGCCAAGACATAATTGTCATAGCAACAGTATCATTAGTAGCATAGGCCCATGCGGAAAAAGTTACAGGATAAACAGAAATAGATGGTCCATTACCAGAAATAGATTGTGAGCTTGCTCTAACAAAATTATATGCCATTATAGAACACTCCTAACTTCCACAGCAATAAGTTCAGCATCTCCAGTCATAGTGTCATTAGTAGTATCACTAACATCTCTATAAATTTTGATCCTAAAGAAATCACCAGCAACTAATGAATCTATGGTTGTGCATGTTATTGTTGTTGTGGTTGGTATTCCGGCGGTGCCGTTAGTAGCAGAATGAGCTTCTGTTGCGGTATCGAATGAATCGGCATCCTCGTCGGTATTCATATCTTCAAATTGAATACCCCAACGACAATTACCACTGGTAGCAGTAGTTGCCATCCAATGAATTCGTACTGAAAGTCCTGATGCTAGATTAGCATTATCTGGTACAACCCCAACAAATACTGCACTTTCTTCTGTCGTGTCGTCGAAATCTAAAACAGCAATACTGTTTCTCGTATCTAATGTTGCGAATGCGGATGCTGGAGGTTGATTATCTAGAGCTGTAAATAATCTTAAAGTTTTTGTTTTTAATGGAGTTCCTGCGGTCGCAGCACCCTCTGTTATATCTAGATAGTATCCTCTGTTAGATCCTGTGGTCTCAAAAATTCGTAATCTATTTTGCCATAAATCTATTGTGAGATTACCACTAATGGAACTATTTGTTGCTGGTTTATTGAGTAATATTTCTCCACCCTCATCGCCAGATGATTGTGAGCTAATAAATCTATTAGCATTAATATCTGAACTAAATAGACCAGAGCCAATAACATGAAGTTTTGAGGTGGGCGACGCTGTTCCAATTCCAACATTACCACCACTACTAATTACAAAATCATTTTGATTATATCGTCCACCAATCACTCTATCATCACTAAATACTTCAAACACTGGTAACCCAGCATTATTATTAACACTCATAAGAGTGCCACTAAGATTGTCTATAACGCTAAATAATGACCCATTAGTACCCTCAACATTAAATATCATATCCCCACTAGTAGCTGAATACAGATCTAGTAAAGCATTTGGAATTATACCTGTTGTGGTAGAAAACAATCCAGTTCCTATAACATTTAATGTTCCGGATGGTAAAGCGGTACCTACACCCAATCTATTATTAGTAGCGTCCCAAAATAATTGACTAGCATCGTGAGCTATTCCGCTACTACTAGTCCAGTATGCTATATGATTCGCTGCTCCTGTGCCAGTAACAGGATTTGTTAAAGTATTTTGTTTAGCATTAAGTTGGGTTTGTAGTGCGCTCGTAACACCCTTAACATAACTTAATTCGGTTAAGCTTGGATATGTTCCAGTAGCTAGAGAGGTAATATTTTTATTACCGTCAAAACCCGCTATGGTGTTTGCTGTTTGATTATTTATCGTTACATTATTACTAAAATAACCACTACCAGTAACATATAGAGCATAGTCATTTACCGGTGAAGCGCCAACACCAACAGAAACTCCTGATCCGCTCCAATTGAAATTTGGTTGTCCATAGTTATTAACTAAACTTCTACCGCCCCAACTTACTGAATTGATTCCGTCGCTGCTATTTAGTATAAGTTCTTCACCCTCAAATATAGGAATATCATTGAAATTTCTAATAAAAACATACTCATCATCCACATCTATATAATCTAAATTTCCTATTCTAGCACTTCCGCTACAAACAAAAGTAGTACCATCAAATGTAAGATTCGACTCAGCATTTATGCCAACAGTACTTCCTGTGCTTGTAAGAATTCTATTATTTCCACTATTTGATATGGTTGGTAATAATCCACTTACGCTAGAGTTAAAGTCAGTTATATTTGACGAGGTATGGGTATGACCACTAAAACTAACCCCGGTTACACTAACAGTAAAACTATTAGTACTATCATTATAGTTTAGATTGATGCCAGTACCAGCAACGAATAGTCCACTGCCTATACGATCATCAACAGCCTCATTGAAATCAGTAATTGAAGAAGCCGTATGAGTATGACCACTAATACTGACAACAGTTCCATTAAATGTTAGATTAGTAAAAACACCACTAATAGCGGTAACTATACCACTAACACTAATATTGCCACTACTAGATACATTATTTGTACCATAATCAATAGGCATATTTTAATCCTTATTCTGGAGAAACTGGCGTTTCTGGCTCAACTATAGTAACGGTACCATCTTCATTTATTATAAAGTTACCAACTAGATCAACTCCTTCGGCTATGGCTTCTGGTTTAACGGTAGCAATAAGTTGGCCGAGCTTGTGATGCAACTCAAAAACTTCTTTAGCGTCTTCCCCCAATTCAGCAGCAATCTCTGATGGGGTGGCGCCCATACCATTTTTCCAAAATATTTGAGCACCCTGATTAAAAGATTGAACCATTTGTTGATAAGTTTGTTTGGTCATTTGAATTAAACGATTAGCGGCCATTTTAGCTTTGGGAATTTCTATTCTGTCTGGCCTGTTGTTGTCTAATATACTCATTTTAATTTTTCCATAATTCTAGATTACTATATTTTTCTACTAAAAATTTACCTAATATTTTATCACTATCATGGGGAACAGGAACTACTACTGGTTTGATTTTGTGCAAATCTTGGATTCTATGAACTCCTTCGTCATCCTCCTGAGTGTATTGTTCCACATTATTAAAGTTGTGTTGATAGTAGGGTAATTCTAAATAATCATACACCATTTTGAGGGTCTGCGTTGGCTGGCTAGTTAATTGGTCAAATTCCACAAAAAGAAGATCGTTCTGATAGCCTCTAGTAATAGTATCTTTTACTCTGTTGTATGCTAGTCCTACTGGTTGACCAGCACTAGCCCAAATATCACAGCGTCCCTCCACAGTTTGACTCTTGATATAATCACCCTGTTCAAAGTTCCACTGACTTTGACCAGTACTTTTTCTCCATAGTTTTTCAAAACTACTTAGTATTTCTGTAATATTACGCACCGGGACTATAATTTTAGGGGTTGAACCATTTATAAATTCAATCATTTCTATCAAAGAAAGCCATCCTCTACCCTTATCAATAATAGTATTTTTATCTGTTGAATGATAATTATTTAATATAGAGTTTAGTACTCTCTTTAGTTGATTATAATCCACACCTTCCGCTTGATGCTCAATCAGTTTATCCCACTGATTTCTAACACCAAACAAAACATCGTGACAGCCACTTGTTGCTTTGCTAACAAAAACGTTGTCATTTTGGGCTAATATATTACAAAGTAAGGTGCTTCCAGATCTTGGAAGTCCGCTAATAAAAAAGAACTTTTTCATATTGTCTCCTGTTGTATCAGATCCTTATCCTATAATACTCATAAACATCATGGTGTACCATAACTAACTTGAGAGATATCCACAACTGCTACCCAGCGAATATTTTTACTAGTTAATCCGGTTACTCTTATTTCTAATGCTTCGTTAGTATCATCAGCAACCACACTAGCACTTGCGCTATTCATGGCGGTTTCTTTCCAACTTTCTTCTATTAAACTACCAACTAATGTTGTGCTGTTAGCGGCGTTTCGTCGTATAACTCCTCGATATATCCAGCCAGCGGCAACATTATCAGTATCATTATATGCGCTCAATTTGATTTCGAATGTCCAAGTTGTTTCTGCTGGTAGTGTTAATAGTTCTTGAGCTGTTACCCCAATCGCTCCGTTTAGTGTTAATCTGCTACTAGTAACAGTTAATGAATGAGTTCCACTTTGAGTTCCGCTAGTATTAACAGCACTTCCGCCCGCACTTGTACTAACCCTAAAGGCATTGGCGCTGATACCAGAACTAATAACATGGTAGGTTGTGGTAGTATTTAATCCTGTTGGTAAACTTCCTGTGGTGCTTAGTGTTATGGTATCTCCAGCTTTTAAGTTGTGATTACTTTTTGTAAATACTGCTGGACTAGCTATGCTAACAGTAAACGTTCCGCTTAGTGTTGATGTTCTTGCTAATAGTACTGTGTGCTGAGCATCACCATTATTAGCAAAGCGTCCTGCCGCGTGACACAATTCGCCGTATTTTGTTGCTGCTGCTCTAAATCCGCCAGGAACGGTGCTGTAGTAGCCGCTGCTGGTGTTGTTATGTCCCCCACCAACTGTGCTGTAGAAGTTGCTGGCAGTGTTTTGATATCCCCCGCCAACTGTGCTTTTGTTTCCGCTGCTGGTGTTGTCATATCCCCCGCCCACGGTGCTGTAGTTGTTGCTGCTGGTGTTGCCATTTCCCCCGCCAACGGTGCTAGCGAATCCGCTGCTGGTGTTGTTAAGTCCCCCGCCAACGGTGCTGTAGTTGTTGCTGCTGGTGTTGATTCTTCCCCCGCCCACGGTGCTGTAGGTGCCGCTGCTGGTGTTGTATTTTCCCCCGCCAACTGTGCTGTAGAGGTTGATGCTGGTGTTGCTTCCTCCCCCGCCAACTGTGCTGTAGTATCCGCTGCTGGTGTTGCTATTTCCCCCGCCAACGGTGCTAGCGAATCCGCTGCTGGTGTTTTCATACCCCCCGCCAACTGTGCTTTTGTTTCCGCTGCTGGTGTTGCTACTTCCCCCGCCCACGGTGCTGTAGTTGTTGCTGCTGGTGTTGTTATATCCCCCGCCAATAACACTATAATTTCCACCAGCCACCATGGTGCCGCTAGATCGCACAGTTTGCCAATCAACAGCATATTCTCCCCTAGCGTTTCCGCCACTATCACGCTGTAATGCTCCAGTACCACTTGGTTGTATAATAATACTACCATTAGAGTTTGTGCTACTAATAGTATTACCGTCTAGTCTTAGATTATCAACAGTTACGGCTCCGCTAACTGCTAGTGTGGTTCCATCAAAAGTAGCATTAGTTTCAGCATCAATGCCAGTGGTTGTGCTGTCTCTACTAGTTAATATTCTATTGTTTGCAGGATTGCTTATGAGTCCTGTGACACTGACAGCGAAGCTGTTGCTACCATCATTATAATTTAAATTAATACCAGTTCCGGCCGCAAATAATCCTGATCCTATGCGGTCATCAACAGCCTCATTAAAGTCTGTTATTTGTGATGCTATGTGGGTATGTCCACTAACGCTAACAGGAGTAGTGTTAACATAAAGATTTGTAAATTTGCCACTACCAGCAGCAATTAGATTTTGTGTGTATGTTGTGTCTGGTTGTACTCCGGTAAGATTACTACCTAAAATAAATACATTATTATATCCTCCATCATTATTATATTCTCCTCCAATTATTGAACTAAAATTTCCACTAATATTATTAAGAGATCCTGCTCCTATAAAAGAGTAGTCTCCACTAACACTATTTCTATCTCCGCCAACAACAGCAGAATAAGCTCCTAAAGCTTTATTTGTTGTTCCACCAGCTATAACAGAAACAAGGCCATCCGTATAGTTGCTATTTCCACCCGCTATAACATTCTCTTGTCCAGCCGCTCTGTTGTATGTTCCTCCACCTATAACACTCCATGGCCCAGAAGCTACTTGATTATTATTAAATCTCTCTGTCTGCCAGTCAACAGCATAGGAACCTCTGGTATTTCCACCACTATCTCTTTGTAATGCTCCGCTACCACTTGGAGTTATAATAATGTTACCATCAGTATTAGTGGAACTAATAGTATTTCCATCTATTCTTAAATTATCAACATTTAATATTGGTCCGATATTAACGCTATTATTAAAAGCATTAAGATTTAAACTACCGCTCTCAGCAAGAATACTTAGATCATAATCGGCTAAAGAGTAAATTTCATTAACATTAGCTGAAGGACCATTTCCATTATAATTTTCGGTATTATAAGAACCTATAATTAATTTATTGGATGATCCACCAGCGCTTCTTAATTTAATTTCTGTAGGATAGTCTTCGGCTGTTTCATTTGTAATTATTAATGTTGGATTATTAGTTCCAAATATTGTTACTCCTCCACTACCAGCAGCAGCAGAATATTCCGACGTGTCAATAAAGAGTTGATCAACATTAATACCTAAATAGTGTTTATTGTTTGTTGGTGTTTCTGCAAATATAACGTTATTATCTATTTTAACTTTATCAACTATTAATACCCCGCTAACAGCTAATGTGGTTCCATCAAACGTAGCGTTGCTTTCAGCATCAATACCTGTGGTTGTGTTGTCTCTACTAGTCAATATTCTATTATTGGTTGGGTTATTAACTAGACCAGTAACGCTAACCGTGAAAATATTTCCAGCATCATTGTAATTTAGATTGATACCAGTTCCAGCAACAAACAATCCGCTACCAATCCTATCGTCTATGGCCTCATTAAAATCTGTTATCTGAGAGGCTGTGTGTGTATGACCACTAATGCTAACTCCGATACCATTAACTAATAATGTAGTAAAGTTTCCACTACTACTAGGAACCCAATAGTCTGTAGCAGAATTGTATTGTAAAAATTGACCATTAGTAGCACCACTAACAGCCACATCATGATTATCATTTAAATGACCATAACTTATGGGTCTTACAAATATTTTACCATTATTAGCAGCATCAAGAATTATGGCGGCGGAGATACTATGTTTGGGTTCGTTCTTAGTGAGTTTACCCGCTACGGTTGGATGCACATACAATATATCTCCATTAGCCCATGTTTCATCGCCCACAGCAATATTGCTAACAACATTTCCACGAGTATCAATATTATTTACATGACCAAAATGAATAACGTAACCATTATTATTATCATTTATGTTTTCATAAACCAGCCCCATAAATCTTACTTCTCTGACACTACCATTAGCGGTATATAAGCTTGGCTCTATAATACCATTAGCGTGAACTCCACTAGCCATAACGGCCTGACCTTTGTATAGAACGCCACCTGTCTCGTTTCTAACTCTAAACATTTCATGTTCACCAAGATTTATAATAGCAGTATCTGTTAGAGCTATATCAACAGTGCCCTCAGTATCATTCCAAGCCATTTGTCCTTGTAATAGTGTTGGTTCTATATTGGTATTAAAATATAAAACATCTAAATTGCCAGTATTAGCAACAAGATTTCCGCTAATAGCTAATAGAGAACCATTAAACGTAAGATTGGTTTCGGCATTAACGCCAGTTGTGGTTCCATCACTAGTTAATATCCTATTATCTGCATAATTAGTTATAGACGGAATGCCTCCTTGTATACCTTGAACTCCTTGACTTCCTTGTATGCCATCTAAGCCCTGACTGCCAATAGTTCCTTGTATACCCTGGATTCCTTGAGTTCCTTGCAGACCCTGGGTTCCTTGAGAACCAATCTGTCCTTGTGCTCCTATAGTTCCTTGTACTCCTTGTGTTCCTTGAGCACCTTGACTGCCTTGGATACCTGTCTGTCCCTGAATGCCTTGCTCTCCTTGTATTCCCTGTGTTCCTTGAGAGCCTTGAGATCCAACACTCCCTTGGCTTCCCACAGATCCCTGAGAGCCAGTGGTGCCTTGGATTCCCTGAGTACCCTGATTGCCTACGCTACCTTGAGTTCCTTGACTTCCTTGGCTTCCAATTGTTCCTTGAGTACCTTGACTACCCTGTAATCCTTGAGAGCCTTGACTACCAGTGTTTCCTTGGCTTCCAGTAACACCCTGGATCCCCTGAGTTCCTTGGGTACCTTGAGTACCTTGTGTACCATTAGATCCTTGGGCGCCAGTGTTGCCCTGTATGCCTTGAGTACCCTGAGTTCCTTGAACACCTTGTATACCCTGATTTCCCTGTATGCCTAATAAGCCCTGAGTGCCTTGATTGCCTTGAACGCCTTGAACGCCTTGTGTTCCTTGAATTCCAACAGATCCTTGAGTACCAGTATTGCCCTGAATTCCTTGAGCTCCTTGGATTCCTTGTGTTCCTTGGTTACCAACTAACCCTTGTATGCCTGTAGTTCCTTGATTTCCTTGAACACCTTGTATTCCCTGGATACCTTGTATGCCAAGAGAGCCTTGTACACCTTGAGTACCTTGTGTTCCTTGGTTTCCTTGTACTCCTTGAGTTCCTTGGACCCCTTGAATTCCTTGAATTCCTTGAGTTCCTTGAGTCCCCTGGATTCCCTGAGTCCCTTGACGACCTTGAACTCCTTGAGTTCCTTGAATACCATAAAATCCTTGTATTCCAGTTGTTCCTTGAGGACCCTGTATGCCTTGTATGCCTTGAGCGCCCGCTCCAGGAGGACCTTGTTGTCCTTCGTTAATTGTTACTACAGAATTAGATATTTCCGTAGTAGCAACAGATATTGTTGATGATTCTGTTGGTTGTATAGTAACAACATTAATTTCAGCATCATCTAATGATATATTTTGGCTTTCAGAGCCAAGTTCAGAAACAGACACATTATTAGTTGATCCAACACCTTCTGTGACCTCAAGATTATTTGAGTTCGGTTGATCAACATTTATGGTGTATGTTTCACCATTAAGCGTTACTATCGTAATAGTGCTCATTAAACACCAGCACAGCTAATTTTCGTAATCTCAGGTTCTACAGTAATTGTGCCTTGTAATAATCTTATAACTTGCGGACCTCCGCCACTATAAAATACAGCATAAGATTCTAATTCCATATCATAATTAGCCGATGTGAAGTCGTATCCTGCTGTGATACTAGCTGGTAATTTAAAATTAATAATACCACTACTTAATGGTGATCCAAATTCAAATAAATATAAACCACTATTTGTATTAGTAGTAGTAAATTGATATGTATTATTATTATTTGCGTTCCACTGCATTCTAGCACACTGGAATCCGGATAGATTTATTGGCACTCCACTAGAATCCGCATATGTTAAGCTAAGACCAAAAGAGGCCCCTTGTTCTATAGTAAAATTATAAGTTCCTGCTGGCATAGTTTATACCTCTAGTTTACGGATAAAAGCCACTACGATCACTGTTTTTGCTTCTCTCATGTTGAAATTCTGGATCAAATTTATTACCACTAAATGGTCCAAGAATAGCAGCAATAGCACTAGCATTAGAAACATCCCAATATTCTGCTAGATCTCTATAAAGCTTGCATGGACCGTGTTTTAAAATCATCTCCCAACCAGCAGCGGCTCCACCAACACTTAAACTAGCAGGCCCTAGAGCAGCCCTAACTCCTTCTGTGGCGGCTTTTGATCTTAAAGTTCCCTGGTCCACTAAGCAAGAAGCTTTTAGAGATAATAATATTATAAAAAATTGATCATTAATTTGAGTAGGGTCGGGCGACATGGTAAGATTTGTAACATCTATTGTATATTGATTATCAAAATCAACATCAAATTGTATGTATTTACCAGCGACTAATATTGTTTGTACTATTCTATTATCACTAAATTGATATGGTTTTGTGGCATCGTTAATTAAAGTTCTGACCATTGCGGTCAACTCTGTTTGCCATGACATATTATATCCTCAGATTTTGTTGTATATAAACACTATACACCTAATAAACAAAAAAGCCGCCCAGTAAAGAGCGGCTTAATTGTTTGATATTTAAGTTATTAACTTATAGTAATCAGAGAGAGCCTAGTAGGACACGTCTGTTATCAAGAACAGCAAAGCCCTGTTCTGCCCAGCCATAGAAACCAGCTCTCTTTTGACGATGTAGAGTATCGTCTTCGAAAATCTGAACTTCTTGACGAACTGGCATTATGAAACTATCTCTCTTGCGCATATCAAGGCCAACAACTAATTCAACGTCACTAGCGGCTAATGTGCCATTAAGAACATTGGTATAGAATAGTTGATATTCTTGACTTTCGCCAAGTTCATCAAGATCATGAAGATTCACGCCGAAAACTCTATTAAGTGTGCCATCAGCAGCAACATAGATTTCTCTACGAGTTACTTCATCAACTTGATCAACACCCCAATTACGAATGTCTTCCATAGCTTCTGGAGAGACATAAAGATCAGTTAACATACCACGATTATTACTGGCACTGTTACCGCCGCCATTTCTACGCATAACAGTCTTCATTAGACTTACTAGGCGTTTTGTAAATTGACCAGCAGCAGCATCGCTATCGAATACTACGATATTACGATCAACACCAGCAGCGAGAAGTGTATGCCAGCCATCGTCATTCATCTTCTTGACGAATTGGGCTTCCATAACTTCCATAGCACGACCAACAACGTCCCAGCGAGCATCACGAGCATACTTTAAGAGGTAGTCGATTGAAGCGCCGATGTCATAGGTTGGAACCATGACATAATCGCCTTCAACGTGACGCTCTGGAATATAACCGTGATTAGGAATTGTGTAAGCCACAAAGTCCTTTTCAGTACCTGGAGCAAGGAAATCTAGTGGGAATTCTGGAGTAGCACTTTGGGCAAGTGTGATTGGCTCAAAGATGCCGTCTAGAATATCGCCATTTAGAATGCCTTGACGAAGTGGAAGTTCTAGAGCTTTTGCAAATTCTGCATTAGCACCTAGTGCCTCTTCTTTATTTAATGAGCCAGAACGAACTAGAAGATCGGTAAGTTCTGGTGTTGGTTCAAAAGCCTTAGTCATATTTTTTTTCTCCCTTAATTAAGCGATGTTTACGGATACTTTGGCATAACCATCGGTGTCCTTACTACTTAAGAACGAACCGATCTGAACAGCATTTGTACTACTTGTACCAATTAGACCACTAGCACCAACATATGCTGGAGTACCCGCTGTTGGAGTAATGCCAGATACGAGACGGTTTGTTGTTACCTGACCATTGCGTAATAGTGTTACTTTACCACCAACTTGCACTTCATCTTTGTGCCAGTTAATGTGTTGTCTTGTAAGATCAAGATTAACAACATCATTTAGTAAAACGCCTAATGGTTTAGCGCCAGAAGCAGCAGCAGCATAAGCTACTACAGCACTAGCGTCGTCCATTGAAACGCCTGAACCACTTGTTACTGCACTAACAACACCGCCTCTTTCAGCAGTTGTTGTCATGAAGAAAGAGATATCAGTTAAAAGTTCGATACGATCTGATTTAAGAGCCATATTATTATTCTCCCTTATTAAGTTTTTTACCTAGTCTAGCGCATACAAAATCAACTAATGCAGCACGGGTGGTGTTAACACTTTCTTGGGTGTCGCTACCAGCACTGAGATCAAGATCATCATTTGGTTCTACGTTATCAAGAATTTCCTCAACTTCTGTTTCAGAAGCTTTTGGTTTTTTGACTTCTGGCATTTTAACCTTTTTAGCCGCATTACTGACTAGTTCTACCATAGCATCAAAAGCAACGTCTTCTAAGGATTCAAATTGATCAACGGCTGACGAAGCAACTTCTTGATCTAGACCTTTTTCGAGTAAAGAAGCCATTCTTTTCATTTTCTTTTCTTTCTTCATCATCTCTTCTTCTTTACCCTTGTAAGCAGCAATCGCCTCTAGAGCAGAATCGAGTTCCGATTTGGCCTTCTTCATTTCTTCTTCTTTTTTCATCATTTCTTCTTCGCTCATCTTTTTAGCGGCTTCTGTTTGAGCAACTAATTCGTCGATTGAAGATTTTGTATTTACTAACTCAGTGGACTTGGTTTCAAGTTCTGATTGTAAAGAAGCTACTGTTTCTTTTAGCTCAATAATTTGAGCATAAGCTTCCTTGGTAGCTGAGGCGCAGTCTGTCATGGCCTCTACCTTTTCTTTTAATTCTGCTACTTCTTTTTCTAAACTCATATTATTAGCCTCCATAGGATTTGTACTCTTTTCTGATACACCCGAAAAACTTTTTTCGCTATTTTTTGTTGTTGATAAACTGGTAAAATTTTCCTTGTTAAATATTATACTATCCGGATTGGCTGGTTTGTCAACATAGCCTTTACCAGAAAAAGTAATATTTCTCAATACTCTACCTATATTATGGTTTTCATATTTACCACTTCCACCATATGCTCTAAGATGTTTTGTTAAAAATGATGTCTCATCAGATCTAGATAATATCTTATATTCTCCAGTAGCCTCATTAATTAATCCATAATCAAAACCCTTAAACATACATTCCATACTAACATATTTTGTTCCGTTTTCAATTTCAGCTATTAATTTAGCTGTTCTATTTTTTAATTCTGGATTTGTATATGCTTTGTAAATTACTGAGCCTGTGACAATATGAAATCGATCTGGTAAATTATCCACATCGGTATTATTGTCTATAAGTATTCCGTCATCTGTAATTGACCAATTAGAAACAATATGGCCTATAATAGTGTTTTCATCATGTTCTAAATTTGTTGGTTTGTCCTCTGGAGTATCTTTAGCTGCCCAAACTTCTTCTTTGGGAAAAATATCGTCATTTTTATTCCAAGAAGATGTAACTAAAATAGATTGAACATAATAAAGATCTTCATCATTATAAGAAGCTAATGCTTTAATGTTTTTATTAAATATTTTTTTATTATCTGCTGGCTCAACTATAGATGCTATACTAATTAGTGGAGTGGCCAAAATTAGGTCTTCTAGATCGTCTTGTTTTTCTTGAGCGTATATAATCATATTTTTGTCTCTTTAGTTGTGTAGATTTTCATACACCATAGAATAGAAATAAGATTTAACCTGTTTTAGTTCGTTAACAGTCAATTCTCTGGCAAAAGACTTTTTAATATTGGTAAGAAAATAAGAATATTGATCAAAAATTTTATTGACATTATTATTGTTAATAGTCGCAAAACTTTTTTGTATAAAGTCTTGATCTATCTTATCGAAAGGTGATGCAGAAAAGAGGATTTTAGATCGTGTTTCTTCGGCCTCTAAATATTGAATGCTAGATAAACTTCTCATATTTTTCTTTTTATAAAAATCTAATAGAATTGGATTTATAATTTCAGAAATGTTATCTTGTGCGCTATCTGCCCATAACTGAAGTGTGGCTCCGGTTTGTGGGGAAAATTTCTTTTCTTTTCTCTTTGAAGAATCTTTTAAGTTTTTGGGCCTTCCTTGTCCTGGCACTCCTTTTAAAGATTCTGGCGAATCTTTAACGCTAGTTGGTTGGCCAAAGGGAGCGGCTGGTATTTTCATTTCCAAAACAGTTTTTTCTCCAGATTTTTTCTTTTCCAACTCAAGACCAACTTGACTCGGAGTAGCAAGACCTATTTGCAAAGCAATTTTTTTCATTGCTTCTTCAAACATAGGATCATACCAAGGACCGGCTTTGGGAACCATCCTATTTGTATCTCTTTCTCTATTTTCTCTATTAAGTCTAATTTTTTCCATTTCAGAATCAAATCCAAATCTGGATTGAATAAGTTCATCACTAATAATATTACGATCTGCTAATTGAATTAATAGTGCTTTTTCTGCATCTTCGTTACTTAGATCCATTCTATCAAACTCTAATCTAGCTGAGTATTTAAAACCCATAGCTTTTTGTACTAACTCAAATTCTTTCTCCCAAAAAGAGATCAAAGTATCTCTGCCATACTGAAGTCTTTGAGTAAGTGTTTTCAGGCTTATGAAATTATTTGTTGTGCCAGCAGCACCGAATGTTCCTGTTAAGGTTGGAGGAATGCCAAGACCAGCATAAACACTATTCATATGCGGAATGTATTTATTTTCCCCTAAAAATTGATGTACGTTAGTTTGGGATTCTAAAAGCTCGATATCTGGACCCCAAACAAGATCTAAAGTTCCTCCACCAACATTATTTTGTAAAATATTTGATAGTTTACTTGCTGCTGCTTTTGTTGGAGCAATTTTATGTTCGAGATTACCAAGTTTAAAAATTCTAATATTTGATATTGCTCCGTCTAGCGCGGCCATATCTGCTAATTTAAGCTTTTCTATAACTGTAATATCATCCATAATGCTATAGATCATAGGAAATGCCCAACTCTGCCAATCATCTTTTTTATAATGAAATACAAGAGTTTTTTGTGGGTCTAAAGGATACGGTTTTTTAGTTTTTGCTGCTTCTACAATTTGTGATGGTAATCCAGCAATTATAGCTTTTTCATTATCTGTTTTTGGTGATGTTATAATTTTTCTTAATCCAACTGGGATAGAAAGCTCGTATCTTTTTTGACCAACAAAAGATGCTAAAGGACCAGCAGCCACATTAACATAAACTGGATCTATAAAAGTATATCTCCAAGGTATCTCTCTTTTCTCTACGTCTACATTGAGAGAGTCTTGTTCTGTAGTATCTGCTGCCGCTGTTGCTCTAAAGAATTCATCAGCAGTTTTTAAACTAATTTTTGCTGTTTGTCTATTAATTACTACGTTTGCTACTCTATAAATATTATTTAAGAATCTTTCGCTTCTCTCTTTACCATTAATTTTCTTAAACCATTTTCTATAAAATCTTTCTATTCTTTTATTTTTATGAACTGGTTTAATACCCTGAACAGCAAAGTCTGCCATAAGATCAATAACATTCTTTACAAGACCAACCCTTTGATAAACATCATCTGCTCTACGAATAATCTGTTTTATTTCTGTTGGAACAGCTTCGTCTGGACGAAAATAATCATATCCTCGTCTAGTTAATCCTGGTTTACCGCTTATATCTCCGGGTAAAAGATTAGAATAATCATTGCTACGATAGTTAAATCCAGCGTTAGCTTTGAAAAGACCGTATTCATCTAAGCATCCTGCTGTTTGTTTGAGAGCGTCTTGTTTGCTTTTTAAGTCATCCCCCCAAGTAACATATGCTTCAGAATCGGCTAAAACAGCATCTTGAATAGCTTCGCTTTTTGGATATTTTTTGGCCATATTTTTTCTATTAGTATTGTAATAGGATTATAATTGTATTATACACACTACTTCCGTATTCCTATATAAATATCCTCATTTGCTGCTTCTGTAAACCAAGTAGGACCTTTATACATTTGACCATTATTTTTAACTGATTTGGAAGCGTCTGTTCCTATTATATCATAAGTTACTGGTTGTAATGCTCTATTTATTTGTCTAGCTAACATATTTGCTATTAATAATGCGCTATATCTATCTTTTCGTAGTTTTCCTTTTTTACCATTTGGCATTTTAATATCAGGAGTATCCCATCTATCTCTGGCTCCGGATGATCCACTGGTTTGGCTCATTACTATAGTTGTCAGTTCATTTTTTAGTTCTTCTATTTCTAGTACGCATTCACTAGTTGTATCATAAAGAGGAGTTAGATCTGCTGTTTCTATATTTCTATTTTCTTGATCTAAAGCTAAAACTAAACTTAGTTCGTCAAATCTTGGGAACAATAAAACTTTATCTTCAAGATCTTTTCTTAAACCATGATTAGATTGTGCTGTCCAGTCTGCCTTGGCAAATTGAACCAATTCTAAAATATGCAAGCCTACTTGATCATCAGTATCTTTACTTTTTTCTTCTATAACTGGCCATATTAGATTTTCTCCTTCTTCTAATTTTGCTGGATCATGTAGAGCTTCTTCTATTGCGATACCTCCGCCCTGAGCATCCATGCCTATGCGTTCGCATGGAAATACTTTCATTAAATTACGTATTTTTCTTGCACAAAACGCATAGAAGTCGTGATCTGATATTAGACCAGCCTTTTGTCTTTCTTTAAAATTTGTTCTATTTGTTGTCCAACAATAAACTATTCGACTATGAGAAGGATGTAATTCTAAAACAACTATACTAAAATTATCTTTTTCACTAGCAGGATCCACACCGTAAATATATTTTAATTTTGGATCTCCGACTATCTTAGCATCAAATACGATATTTTCATTGCCAATAATAATTGGACTATTATCTTTTGTTACACAACTTTCTATTAACGACCTTCTGAAGAACCCGTCGCTATCTTCTGTAAAACATGCTGCGTATTCCATGTTGTATATGCCAGTATGAATGGTAGCTTTTGCTCGCGCTACTTGTTTGTCATCCATAAATCCTTTGGGTATTAATTCATATGGTATTCTAAGAATACTATAGTCTTTCCAGTTAAAATTATCTGGTACTTCTCCTTTAAAAATTTCTTCTAGTTTATATTTTTCTCCTCTACTTTCTATAATAGATTTATATCGTTTCCAATAACTAGCAAAATGTTTAAAAGCATAATCAGCGGTTCCAGCAATTAGTGCTTGATTACCCATGCTTTGGCTTAGTGTTTCAAGATCTTCGTTCCATATTCCTGCGTCTTTCATTGCTTGTTTTTTTGCTTCTTTCTTTACGTTTTGTATTGGTGTGGCACTAACAGCAGCGAAGCCAGAAACAACCGTTTCATAAATATCCGGACTAATAGAAGCAAATTCGTCCGCGATAATAATGTGAGCGCGCAAACCTCTGATCTTTTCACCTGTTCCTAATGGAATAGCAATGGCCCAACTTGTTCCTAGTCTCATAGTGCATCTGTCAACATCGCGTCGTGGACCATCTTCATTGCCACTAAAAATACTACGAATAATAGCACTGTTTCTCCATAATGTTTCCATATATTCAAATATAACTTTACTCTGTCGGAAAGCGGCGCCCACAATAACAATTTTAGTGCCCGGAACAAATATGCATTTCAAAAAAGCATATAATGCTAAAATAAAAGACTTGCCGAAACCACGACTAGCAACGAACATGGGAAATGGTCTTGTCCAAAACTCTTGTAATATTGCCACCTGTATAGGATGAAGCTCTATATCAAACAGGAGTTTACAGGTTGCTCCAAAGTATTCAGGATCTTTAAGTAGCTTGATTAAATGTCGATCAGGGTTTTCTATATCTTTTTTATTCCGACGAATCATAGGGTTCGTTGGTATAACGATTTTATCTAGTTCGCCTAATCCCAACCAAGCATCATCATACATCTTTGATATTTTCTTTCTTGTATATTTTTCTCATTAAAGACAAAGCTATTTTTTCAGCATTTGAGCTGTCGCCACAGAAAATAATTTTAATATTGTGTTCAACTTGCAGATCCACAATATGTTTAATAATAAAGGCCGGACTAATTCTAATTTTGTTCCATAGTCGTTTTGGTATATTGCTTCCAATGGGATAATTCATTACATCTTTCATGTCGAACTCGAAAAGAATAAATGAGTATTTAGTTTTGCTTAATCTATCAACAACATCAGTAAAACGACTTTCTGTTATATTATTGGCGAATTCTGATATGTTCCTTTTGCGTTCTATAGCGAGAATGCTTTCTAGTCCTTGTATACTATAGTCTCCAGTATCTAACTTATGGTTAGCAGTAGCGTGATTAGAAAACTCCCAGGGTTTTTGTTCGCGCGTATCTATTATAATAGTAAATTCATTATCTATCATTTTTTACTCGCTAAAATTTTACTAAATACTGGAGCATATATTTCTTCCTGGTTTTTAATCATATCATGATGAATTTTGCAGAGAGAAATTCCATTATCTATTACGAATCTTAGAGCGGGGAAATCGGCCCATTTGTAAATATGGTGGGCGTGTAATTTTTTCTTGAAGGTGCAATTTGGCCATTGGCATTGATAGTGATCTCTTTTGTAAACATTTTTTCGCCACTGTTTATAAACAGGATCGTTGTAGTTTCTATTGTTCATGTTTCATTACTGATTCTGGAGTTAAAAATGGGGTATCTAATTTGCCGTCTTGATATTGGTGATAACTCATAAGGTTGTCTTTGGCTTTGTTTGTCGCCAAGCGAATAATTTCCATTTCGCGTCCCTCTTTTTCTCTAACATCTTCGTCTTCTAGCATTCTTATTAAACCAACCCAACTACTTTTACCATCTTCGATTCTTTTGATACGTTGTTCTCGTGTGGCTTTTAAATCTTTACTAATTTTTTGTTGTTCGCCAAGTAATTTAGTATATTCATTTGTATAATTTGCTATACTATTTCGTGCGAAACTTAATTGGGTTTCTAAATTTGCTAATCGTGGAACATCTCTTTGATCATCGGGCTTGTCGTATTCTGCATCTACCAGACGTTGTAATTTTTCGGTTTCGCTAATATGACGCTTACGCTCTTTCATACTTCTATTGATAAGAATATCTATAGTGATAAATTGTTTGATCTGTAATTCTTCAGCAGGAAGAACGTCCTCTCTGAACTGCTTCAATAAATTAATCCAAACATTCTCAAAGTATTCTAGTTCACCACTCTCTTCGTCAAATTGCTTTTTAATTTCGTGCCAGAATGTTTTTCCGTATAGTTTTTGTTTGAGCAGATCATCTTCTGCTGCTTGGTCTCCTGATAAGAGATTCTTAGTTTCGCTAATATATCTTTTAATGGGGGCAACATTGCGATTTAATTGTTCGGCAATAGTTTCTACTGTTAAAGTTTGTAGATTATCTCGTATGAATTTTTCTTCTTCGAGACTAAGTTGGCCACGTTTTTTAGGAATCGATGTCATGATCTTTTAATATTTGTTTAATCTCTTTAATAAGTTTATTTATTTCGGTTTTGGGGACTTTGCTGTTTCCTAATAGTTTGAGAAATATGGGGCGATTTTTAACACTAATATTTTCATCTATTATTTTGATGATTTCCTTATTGCTAATATTTTTGAGCAGATTGTCATTCGTTATCTCTTTGCTATTTTCACTTATGTTATCTATGGTCACGGGCTTCATAATATTCTTTTTGCTTTCGTTTCTTTTGGTCCAAGAAGAATATAAAGAACATTCAGCTTTGTCTGTGAATTCGGAACATTGGCTAGAGCAAGACGAGTCCTTTCCCTTAAAAAAGGGGCAAGTTAAGCAAGGTTTATCGGGCCTTTGATAGTTATCTCTTTTATAATTAAAAAGTCTATTACGAACGTGGGTCCAAAGGAAATTTTCTAGGGGGCGACTTTTATCGTAATTTTTAAGTCCTTCCAATGCGAATATTGCGGCTTGTTGCTTCATATCTTCGTGACTGTGATATCCAAACTTAAATTTATAACCAAGTTTTTTACTAATTTTTTCCCAAACAGCAACAAATTCAGCTTCTTTCACTGTTGGGTGAAACTGGCTTTTCTTGGTTTTCTTTGTCATTTAATATTTCCTTTAGTGGTTTATCTTCGGCGTTAGCGATTTCTTCTTCGGTAACAAGGTTTTCGCTAGCCACAGTTTTTAAAGTTGATGATATTGTGTGTATGTGTTTAGAATTTTTCATTATTTATCCTTGACCAGATTTTTGTTCTATTTATAGTATAATAGATGTTTGATACACAAAAGGCAAATTTAGCAGGAGAATAAAATGTCAAAAACATACAAAAAGTGGACTAAAGAAGAGATGGATTTTGTGGCCAATAACAGTAAAAACATGAAGGACGAAGAAATTGCTACCTATTTGAACAAGATTGATGGGTCAAGAGTTATTACTGTGGGCATGGTAAGACGTCAAAGGCGTAAGATGAGTATCTCGAAGCCAAGGGGTCGTAGGCCATCTGTTGCTAAGATTGAAAACGCAACCTGAATCTGCGAAATATAACTAGGAATAAATCGGGCGATGTTAAGAGCATCGCCTTTTTTATTTAATGTGGGGATTAAGGCTATTAAACTGGCTAATTAGATATGGGTTGCTTACTATGTTTATACCACCGCCGGGTTTTGGGGGTTCAACCCCCCATTGGAGGGAAAACAGAAAAACCCCCCTATTGGGGAATAGGCTACATACCCCCCAACGGTAGGGTAACCTCGAGCAAATCCCATGCCAAACCGATAGAGCGACGAAACTTTCACCAACCCCACCAACGGGGGAGATATTGAATCGGCCAGATTCGATTTTGCCAAGGTGTCCATTGGGCGTAACTCCAATACTGGTAAGGGTTTAGGGAAAATCTGAAAATCGGATTTGACCGTTTCGCATAAAATGGAACGTCGAAAGAAAGAATCTAAAAACTCACAAGATTCTAACTTGCGACTGCCGAAGATAGAGAGTAGACTTCGGGCATGATGATGGAAACCCAAACCCAAAAGGCTAATAAGATGCAAACCGCATACGCTCCCGTTCACACCGGCCACTACATTTTCGCCACCCGCAAGGATGGCCGCGATTTTGTGGGCCATATTCAATCCGTCAAGGCTCTTGCCAAGGGTACGTTCGTTGTCGTGAGGATTGCGGATGACGTAGACGGGCCGGTTTACAAGTCCTTTTATCTGGAAAGCCTCAACTCGTGGGCGACCCATGAGGACTATAGCGTTCTCGCCCACGACTATAACCTGTGAGGGTTGTAGACCGGCGTTTATAGGGGTATATTGAATCCAACCGAAAGGAAATCATGAGCGATTTTGAGCGTATCATTGCCGATAGTATGATCGACGAGGATGGTCGCGAGTGGATTGTTGAGGATGCTACGGGTTGGGATGATGACGAATGGATTGACGTTGACGATTATTACCCCGAAGATTTTCAAGGTGAGGAGGAGTTCGCATGACGATTCTGGAAAGCGATTGCTGCTACGCTCCGGTGGTGCTGGAGGACATTTGTTCACGATGCAAGGAACATTGTGAGCCTATATGGGTGGAAACCGAGGAGGATAACGGACAGCCCGGATTCCTTCCGGGAACCTAACCCCCTCTATGGTAGGGAAACAACGAACTCTCCCCCGTAAGGGGGGTTGACTGCCAAAATGGCAGAAATCCCGCGGTTTCTGCCAAAATGGCAGGCACTGCAAATCCTGTGCCAAACTCTATAAAAAATATTTGGCATGATATTTGCTCTCACAAAAAAACTTTTTCCTAACACAATCCTAACTTGAATCCTAAAGTTCGATCTGTATAATGTCGATATAAGAAGTAACCCAGGAGAACAGAAGATGACCAAGTTCGGAAGCGTCAAGGTTGGATACGGTTTCGAGTGTGAGAAGAATAACGGCAAGACGTATGCGGGTGAGATCGTCAAGGTTGCCGCATACGCTCGCGGTACACTGGTCACGATTCGATACCCTGATCGTCTCGAAAATGATCGTATGTATAGTGTGGGTGAGATGTCGATGATCCACAAGAGCATCTACCTTGAAGATTGCAAGGTTTGGTTCACCGAGGAGCCATCCCTCGTGTGAGGGGGTTGTGCAGCATAGAAAAGTTTGGTACATTCCGTTTTTCACTTCACCATAGGAAAAGAATCATGAGTTTCCCGATCATCGAAAATGCCAAGCGTCAAGCCTACCTGTGCTTCGTGGGATTGGCGATCCCTTGCGACAAGCGTACCGTAGACGGCGGAACGATTCGCAGTGAGAAGGTTCTGAAGTTCAATCGGTCTGCTATGCGGGATAGCGTCAACGTCAAGGCCGAAAAGGTTGACCCCCGCATGGGTAGGGGTGAGGATACGATGATCGTCAAGGTTGGCAAGCCCGGTAGTCGGGAGAGGGTGGAGGCTTTGCGGTCGCAGTACGAGGCTACCCTCACTATGGGGGAGGAGATTAGCCCCTTCGCTTGGGAGGGGTGACCCACCCACAAGAGGGGATCTGTCAAGTTGGCAGCCTCGACTGCCAAAATGGCAGAAACCGCGGCCTTTCTGCCAAAATGGCAGGCACAAGCAAATACCGTGCCAAACAACAAAATATTATTTTTGGTATTTTTATGGTTGACATTCAAGGTATGGCTGGTAGAATACCGATATACCTAGCAGAGAGGAAAAGAAAATGATCGACAACAAAATCAAAGATGCGTTGGTTCAGATTTGGGGAAGCGAAAGCCATAACGTCCAGTTTATCGGTTTGGCCGATGGTAAACTTTACGCCGAGTGTGCAGAAACTCTCCAGTGTAAGCGTCTTACCGATCTCAACTATCGGAACGTGCTGAACGATATGTTCTACGATTACTGCGTGGAAAAGGCCGCTTGGATGGGGATTTCGTAGTCCCCCTGTTGTGGGGGTTGATTTGTCTTATCCGATCCTATCGGATTGGCAAGGTGGGCTATAGTCAGCGAAAGTGAGGGAACATGGAAATCCTTATTAGTTTGGTATTGACAGGATGGATTGCTGGTAGTATGATTCTTAGTATGATTTGGTTGCTTTCACTGGAGTAGAAAAATGGATTACCAGAAAACCTATAAGTTTGATAATGGTTACGGGGCTAGTGTGGTTTGTAACTTTGGAACCTATGGGGCCAAAGATGGTCTTTTCGAGGTTGCTGTGCTTGACAGTAACGGAGAGATTGCATACAATACGCCCATCACTAATGATGTTATTGGTTGGCTTGACTTTGCGGACGTTGCGGATATTCTGAATAAGATTAAGGCTCTGTAATCTAAGGAAAATAAAATGAACTACGCCGAAGCGGTATCTATGGTGCATGGGAAGACCAATCGTAAAGAACGGAAGATTGGTAATAATACATACGCCGAAATCGGATATGATGATAGCGTTTCCATTCGGTTGCATGGTACAGCGGTTGTAAGGTTTTATCCTAACGGGCTGGTGAAGTTGAATAGTGGCGGATGGCGAACCAGTACCACAAAGGATAGGATTAACAAGTATTCTCCTGTTAAAGTTTACCAGCGAAAGTATGAATGGTATTTGCAGGATGGTACAGAGTTTGAAGATAATATTCTGGTTAACTCTTAAAGAAAGGGGCTAGGGATGGCCGATTTAAACTGGGTACAGATTGGTGTGGGATTTCTTTGCGGTGTTATTGCTAGTTACTTTGTTTGTGATCTTGTTTTTCCAATAAGGAAGCATGATGAATAAAAGTGATTATATTATTTTGACCGGATCTTTTATCCTGGGTTGCCTCACAGTTTACCTAATCCACTAAATCTAACGGGCTGCCAAAACGGCAGTTTCCGCGGCCGATCTGCCAAAATGGCAGGCTAGCAAACGGTGTGCCACAAAAATCTTTTTTTGACTACATTTTCTTTGCTTGACAAGCCGATATCTAACTGTAGAATCAACGCATCACCCCAACGGAGATTGAAAAATGATTCTCGAAGATACGGATACCATCAACGCGATTCTGAATCAACTTGTTGACGAGCGTATGGTCGAGCCGATTGATGATCCTCAAAACCTGACCGACTTCTGGGATTGGGCCGAAGTGGTCGGCATTGTTGACGAGTTTGCTCCCCTTGACGAACGGTTTTGATTAGTGTAGAAAGGATAAGTCATGAGTCACCCCGATCCCCTTCACGACGAGGAGAACACGATGAGCCAGGATTCTTTTGACCGTTTCGACGAGATGGCCGAGCGTACGATTTGGCCGTGGATTGATGATGAGTCGCACGAAGCCGACGATATCAACTATGATGATTTCAACGACTTCACCGATGAGGACGAGTACGATGATAGCATGGACGGCGACCACGAGAGCGGCCTCGCCAGTGCTGGCTGGGGAACCGATGAGGACTACGGTTTCTACGGCGATTATAACGAGGATTACTGAAAACAACCCCGATCTGCCAAAATGGCAGCGGGGCCGCGATTTCTGCCAAAATGACAGATATTTTTTTAGTTGACATTCAAGATTCCTCCTGTAAAATACCGATATAAAGGTAAAGGAGAATAAAATGTTCGTGAGCGACTGCTGTTATGTTGAGAGTGATGTGGATCATGAGATTTGCTCTAGGTGTGGTGAACATTGCTCCATCATTGTAGATGATAGTCTACATAGTCAAATGATGAATGAGTTTATCGGGGTTGAGGACTGTCCTTCCTAATCCTACGGATTTGGCTAGATGGGCTGTAGTCAGCGAAAACTATTTTCTTTAGTTGACAAACACAATCTCTAAACGTATACTCTATTCATCAACAGGAGAAAAAAAGATGAACGGATACGAACTGATGGCCGAGTTTGAGCGACTGATCAAGGATGTGATTGTTGTTCCTAACGATTGGCTGCCGGAAGATTTTCGTGACAATCGCACCGATGGTGTTTCGCTGGCCGATCTGGAACGGAAGTGTGACTCACGCGACAGCGTAGAAACCGATCATCAGATCGAGAAGATGGCGAAGGATAAGCGTATCGCTATTTATGCCGCTATGATCGAAAACGGTCAGGAAATAGCCTATCTGCCAAAATGACAGGTGGGCCGCGATTTCTGCCAAAATGGCATGCAAAGATTTTCTCATTTTTTTTCTTGACAGTGCCGATCTATGTGGTATGCTAGTTTTATTGAGTGAAGGATTTCTAAACGAAAGGGTTTGATATGAACGATACGATTTTGTTTGCTACGATTGCTTGCGGTGTTGTTGCTGGTCTTCTGGCTTTTGGTGTTTTCCATCTTTATCGTGGAATGCGTGATAGCCTGACCAATGCTAGGATTGGTGGAGTTTATAACTTTGAATATGTTCAGCCTGTTACGGGTTTGCCTGAGCGATTCATGGCAAAGGTGTTGGAAGTGCATCGTTTTTCTGACGATTACATTTCTCGCCTGAATAGCACCAGCCGTTATCGTAGGGATGATCCTAACTTTGAGCGTAGCCGTCATCTTGTGACTGCCCAAACGCCCGATGGTAAGATTCGCAACTTCTACGCGGAGCGTACACGCAATGTGCGTCGGCCCCTCTTGGGTGGGGTTGCTTTCAAGACCGGCTTGGCCAGCCTCCTCTTTTGAGGGGGTTGTGCTAAGGCTCTGCCAAAATGGCAGGCCGGCCGCGGTTTCTGCCAAAATGACAGTTATTTTTTGTGGATTTTTTCACTTGACAACCGCACCAATGCCGATACAATAAGCGTATGATTACATCAAACTGCTACTCTTGGAAAGTTTTTCGTTTTAGCCATACATTTGTTGGTTATGTTATGGCTAGTTCTCAATATGAAGCCAATATTCTTGCAAAAGAAAAGTATGGCGATTTCGTTTGGATTGAACGAGTTCGCTAGTCTGGCCCCGTAGTATAGTGGTTAGTACACTGGGCTTTCATCCCAGAGACTGGAGTTCGATTCTCCACGGGGCTACTGTTTTTTTTTGGATAGACCATTGGCACAGGACTATATCATGCTTACGCTCAAAGATTTGGATAAGGCTAAACGGTTCTTGAAAAAGAGTTATGCACTAGGTCACTATAGTCCTGCTAGGGATAAGTTGGCTTATGAGTTGTGTGCCATGAATCATGTGCAACGTAGCGACACTATTGAGGCTATGGTTTTTGGTCTTTATAAAAAGTACGGATATAATACTTATAGGGAAGGTGGCCTAAAGAAAACTTATGATCTTTGGGCGAATGACGAAAAAATCGAAATCAAAAGCAGTCTTGCTAAAAAGTGTGTGGCTAGAAAAGGGAGTGTATATTACACCTATACTTTTTCTGGTATCAAACCTGAGCATTTTGATAGACTGGTTTTGGCCTATGTGACGCCCTATGGTGTGAATCTGAATATCTTGACAAAGCGAGCAGTATATGCTAGAATCCGTAATGGATGCTTTACAAGAGGTTCACAGGGGTATGCTATTCGGCAAGGTAAGGGTGACAAGATGATCGGTCAACAGTTTTCTAACTTTTTAGAGTTGACAAGCCGATAACATTAGTGTACGATTGACACAAAGGAGACAACAATGCCTAACTGGTGCTTGAATAATCTGACCGTTGAACACACCGATCCCGCTATGGTTGACCGTTTTGAGAGAGCCTATAACGCTGGTAAGACTTGTAGTGAGTTTATTCCCGTGCCAGAAGATATTGGTGATGGTTGGTGGGATTTTTGTGTGAATAACTGGGGAACCAAGTGGGATATTGGGGCTGATATTGGTACAGATAAGGTGGAGTATTATGGCTTGAAGGCTACGCGAGTTGGTAATCAGGTTAGTGGTACATTTGACTCTGCTTGGTCGCCCCCTATTGGATTGTATGAAAAACTGGTAGAGTTGGGATATAATGTAAAGGCAAGTTATTTTGAGCCGGGTATGGCTTTCTGTGGTATTTATGATAATGGTTTTGATAACTATATCGAATATACTAATAAGGATATGATTCCTATTGCTATTTGGAATGATTTTGATTTGGAGAACTTTTTTGCTGATGATGAAATAGAAGCCTAACAGAAACTCCGCCTGCCGAAATGGCAGCGGGGCCGCGAAATCTGCCAAAATGACAGGAAATATTTTGTGGATTTTTTCTCTTGACAAGCCGATACTACATTGTAGAATGATTGAAGAACAAGCAAAAACTTGTTGGCTATGTCGGGCCGAGTAGCCGGTAAAAACGGTAGTTGATGTCCTAGGAAACGTCTTCTACAATCGGTCCTAACAATACAAACATCCGTGGGTCAAGCCAGACTAGATTGGGATAACCACTTCGATTATAGATATACATACCGTGTTGATCACTGGTCAAAAACTGTATATCGTTGCCTGTTGGGGTTATACAACGGGCTAGAAGTCCAATCTATGAGGGATAGCGTCCTCACCACGGCCAATACAACCAGTAACCGTTCCCAAGAGCCAGACCAGAGCGGGTCTTATGTGCTAGCAATGCCCGCTTTGCAGGGAGGATTTCCGTGGACGGTTTCCACCAGTTTTTACCTTGCTCCAAGGGTTCATAATATCGGAGTATTGGTGGGTTATAGAATCGGGGCGTAAACGATTCGCTGGTTGACAAAATAAAAACACAGTGTAGAATACGAGAGTAAGACATGGCGAATGTAGCGTAATGGTAGCGCGTGGGAAGTCCGAGACACTGACCAGTGGAGTAGGCAAGCAAATGCCCATGAGGTGGTTCGATTCCACCCTTCGTCCCTAGTCACCAACGAAACTCCGATTCATTCGGTGTGCTACCCTCCATAATGAGATCATAGCCTATATTGGTGACACAATACAACTCTGCTGATAGTTTCCTTAGAAATAAGGTTGAATAAATATAGTGCCGAGTGCTTATTCGTAAAACTATCAGTGTGTCGGCCAAAATGACAGGCCGAGCGGCCGATCTGCCAAAATGACAGATATTTTTTGTGGACTTTGCGTATTGACAAGCCGATAATAGATAGTAGAATAGCAGCACAAGGAGAAAAAAGATGCTTGGAACACGATTTGCTTTTTCTGACAGGGTTACTCGTAGCGTTAGTGCTGACGGACAAGATGTTACTTTCTCTGGAGGGTGTCTGTTCGATAATCATCCGTTCAGTATCACTACCAAACTGAGCGATGCTAATCGCTGGATTAACGGTGAGAGTATCCAAAACTGTTTTCCGCATCTTAGTGCGGATGATCGTGAGATTCTGTTGTCTGGTATTAGCCCTAATCATTGGAATACACTGTTTCCGCCGGAGGATGAAGAATGAGTGATCCATATTGGACATTCCCACAGTTTCCTGAGAATAATACTTGGGAGATTCGCTATTTGTGTTGGCGAGCGTGTGGCGAAACCAGAGAACACAGCACACGACTCGCTAATGAGGGACGTATGCCTGCTAACTGGTGGATGCTTTACAGAGATGATGGAAGGTAAAATGAGAATAAGTAAAAAACAAATATCAGATGCTCTTAGTATTGATAGTGACGATCTATCGTCAAAGGATATGGCTATTGCATTAATGAACATTGAGAGTATACTTGATAGCGTTGCTGAAAACCTTGATGATGATTTTGAATCTGCGGCTTTGGGCGATGCTTCTAATCTAATACAAATGATAAGAGAAGGATTGAAGTAATGGAATGGAATAACTCTCATAAGAATCCACCAGAGGTTGGACAGAAGGTTTATTACTTTGGCCCCAATATAGGAATAGGGATTGGTCACTATTCTTATGAGGAACGTAAAGTGAAAACTCACGGATACGATGAGAACAACGAAAAGTTCTACGGTAAAGAAATGGAACTGTGTCCACACGTATTCTATAATAGCAACTGGGGTGTTGTGGACGCTTGTGATGCCCCATTCTGGTATCCATATGATAGAGAGAGAGCAGAAGGTTGGTGTCCAATCATTCCAGAAGAATATACTAAGGGGTTATATGATTGAAGATCGTGAAAAAGCTATGATTTATATTATCAACTTTTTTAACTCTCGTATGAATGCTATGAATAAAGCGTCCCTTAATAAGGTAAAGGAGTTGACTACTAATCATGAGATTACAGTAAGTGAATTAGTTAACAAATATGTTGATCTAGTGCATAAAAACTCCTAGCTGCCAAAACGGCAGGAGCCGCGGCCAAACTGCCAGAATGGCAGAATATTTTTCTTATAGATTGGTATTGACAGTGCCGATACTAATGGTATACTTAGGGAAACAATGGGCGGGGACAACCACAATGATATCAAAGAAGGTTGTCTGAAATGTCCGTCGAGTATGGCCCAAGCCGACATTGTTTTTCCTAATCCTCCGGATTTGGCTAGTGTGGCTGTAGTCAGCGAAAGTTTAAAGGTCTTGACAACGATTGGTCGATAAGGTATAGTATAAGCATGAAACAGAAACCACTACATGGCGAAGTTCGTTTTCACCTTTCTAACGGTGAGCATTATATGCACTGGCAAGTGAAAGTGAAGCAGGGTGGGAAAACTGTTGATGTGTATTATTATGACCCCAAAGAATATCAGTTAGAGATGCGGGGTTGTAAGTTGTGGAACCGACCGAATAAGGCTAAACAGGTGTTTGAGGCTGGTGTGCATGATGTGAGTGGATGGGTGCGATGTGAAGAAGTTATGTTGAGGAAGGATTTTCATCCCACTCTGCCTATTGACAATCTTGAGAAGTTGTTTTATAATCCACTTCGTGATCCACACTGGCGACGAGAAAGCGACAATAACGAGTTCGTTTGGGACGGTAGCGAGTACGCTACTCTACTAACTAACGGCAAACAAGTCTATATTTTGGAAGAAAGGGTTTGAACATGATTAATCTGCAACTGACTGTTCGTGAGGCTATGGAACTTGCTTTCTACGCTAGGGAGGACATGAGAGAGCGTATCACGCAGGCTTTTGAGATTGCATTGGGTGTGAACCAGAAGCGTATGGTTACGATCACCAAGGGTATGGATTTGGACAATCGTATCTCTTGCATCAAGGCTGTTCGACAGCACACCGGCTGGGGACTCAAGGAAGCGAAGGATTGGACCGATGGTATGGTGGGTCGGTGGGACGCGAGCGGCTTCTTTCGTGGTGGTGGTAATCCCATCACTCTCACCGCTAAGACTCCCGACGCGGCCGAAGCGTTGCTGCGTGACCTGACCACTTTGGGTTGTGAGGGTTATCTCTCATGACTGCCAAAGCGGCAGGCGCCGCGGCCGATCTGCCAAAATGGCACCCAAAAAATATTCACGAACCGCTGTTGACTTGCCGATACTCTATGGTAGAATGATAGCATCACACGACAAGACGCCAACCGATCACGACAACACAAAAGTTCGGATTGGCTCTTGACAAGTGATGATTGGGATGATAAGATACGTTTGTTCGGTTTGATTAACACTAACTTGGAGAGATTTACCATGAAGAAGTTTTCGTTTATTGTTGATATTGTTGCTACTGATCTTGACCGTGAGGTTGTGGTTGATTCGATTGGTGATTGTCTGCGTGATGCTCTGCCGTCCGATGTTCATGCTAACGTCAAGGCCGGTGAGGTCAAGGCTTTTAGCGAGCAGGGTTATAAGGTTTGGCGGGCTAGGGTTACTGGCGTGACTGCCAAGGCTGCTGGCGATGCTCACAATAGCAAGGTCGAGCAGGAAGTCGAGGCTGTTGCCTGAGCCTAGCATATCTACTATAATATCCGATAGACCGCTAGTGGCGAACTGGCGGCTATCGGTTTTTATGGCCCCATAGTTAAATGGATATAACAACTGCCTTCTAAGCAGTTATTGGAGGTTCGATTCCTCCTGGGGCTATTATCCTGCCAAAACGGCAGGCTCCGCGGCCGATCTGCCAAAATGGCAGCTATTTTTCTTCAAGTTTTTTTGCTTGACAAGCCGATATTCTATTGTAGAATCAGTAGCACAGGAGACATAAAATGAAAACAGCAGACGGTAACGATAAGTTGGGCAAGGGTTGCATTGTGGTTTCGCGTCCGGTTGGCGATACTTGCCCAAGCGACTGCGATTATCTAAATAATGGTTGCTATGCTGAGGCTACGGAAAATCAGTATAAAAATGCTCGTACTGCCGGGTTTGCTAATCTAGTCACGGAAAAGCATAAAATCCGTGCTATGATTCTTGACGCTAAGAAGCGTAAAAAGTCTATTCGCTGGCACGAACGTGGCGACTGGTTTCTCAATGGCGAACTTGACCTAGACTATGTTGCTAATGTAACGTGGGCGTGTGAGAGTATTCTTACCGATGGCGATAGTCTGCCCGATATGTGGTTTTATACCCATATTTATGATAGTCGGCTTGTTAGTCTGGAAAAGTATATGAATGTATACGCTAGTGTTCACGATGATAATGACATGGGCGAAGCACTGGCACAAGGTTTCAAACTGTTCGCGTGGTGTGATAGTGATATGAAAATCGCCCCGAAGCGTCCAAAGAGTAAAGTCAAGGCGGAAGCATGGAGGAAAGCGTTGCCCAAACTTGTTGTGCTGAATGGTAGCAAGTTTGTAACGTGTCCGGAAATCCGTCGTGGTCGGTCAGAAATCACTTGCACTGGCACGAAAGATAGTATATCATGCGACTTGTGCGTTCGCGGTTTGGCTAATGTTCTATTCCCTGCCCATTGAGGATAATATGAAAAGTTATGCTTGGGAATATCTCGATCTACGAGAAGTTTGTGATTATAACGAGTTAGATTATGGTAATGTAATAGAGGCTATTTCTAACAGTGATGTTAGTTTTGGTACTAATACTGATACTCTTATTAGTCAAGAAACATTACAGTCTATACTTGATGATAATGATTTTGGAGTTGAGTTAGATTTTGCTAAGTACGACAACACTGTAGTTATTAGCCTAGGGAGTTGAGCAGATGAGTAAGTGGTATGTAAAAAGTAATACGGTCGAAAAGATTGTTAGTATTCCTCACAGTAGCCCGATGGTGGCTGCTATTGCGGTATTTAATGATACTAATGAGTTTGATATTTTTGACGAATATTTTTATGTGGATGAACGTGGATTCCGTGACTATACAAATGCTGATAGTTTAACCCAGATTATTAAAACGCCCAAAGTTATGATTCGTGCTAAAGAGCAACAGGAGGAAGATCTGCCATAATGGCAGCCTCCGCGGGCCAACTGCCAAAATGGCATTAAAGTTCCCAAGCCGATCATGCCGATAATATCCGTATGGACGAGAAAAGGGATTTGACAAGGATAACACTTATGCTACAATGGATTGGTGTGATTGTGGCCATTTTAGGTTTTGCTTATAATGGTGTAAAAGATTATCAAAAGGGTGAGATTAAACTTCCTGCTTTACAACAAAAACAGGAGTTGACAAAAACGAATCATCCGATACAATATTGTTTAATGGCATACGACCCTAACGTAAACAAGGTTTTTTATCAACACGAAAATGGACAATGGTATGATTACGCTCCACAACAACGACGATACGCGACCACGCCGCAAGTACGGCACTATTAAACTCAAGGTTAAGAAGCCTTGGGAAGTGTCTACTGGTCACAAGGAACACAGGGATACGGTTATGGATAATCGCCCCAAGCGACAGCGTACTCGCAAGGCTATTGACAGGAGTTGGCAACGAGAGTATGATATGTAGTCTTGCCGATGTAACTCAGTTGGTAGAGTAGCGGTTTTGTAAACCGCCTGTCGGGGGTTCAAATCCCTCCATCGGCCCTCCGAGATGGTGAAACGGTATCACAGAGGACTTTGGATCCTTTATTCTACGTTCGAATCGTAGTCTCGGAATCGGAGGCTGACGTTTGAGTTGCGATGGTGGCGAGTAGCACAACGGTAGTGCAAGCGGCTGTTAACCGCTAGGTTACAGGTTCGAATCCTGTCTCGCCAGTTTCAGCTAATCCTACGGATTTGGTTGTGGTGGTTGTAGTCAGCGAAAAATGGTGGGTTACCAAAGCGGCAAATGGGCCTGACTGTAAATCAGGTGTTATTAACTTCGGGGGTTCGAGTCCCTCACCCACTACTAAAGTTTTGGGGTTGACAAGACGATAACGTATGGTATACTACTGATATGGATCTCTAACTCAATTGGTAGAGTAGCGGCCTTTTAAGCCGTAGGTTCTGGGTTCGAGTCCCAGGGGGTCCACTTGACAGTTGTTTGGTTTGGTGTAGAATAGAGCAAAGGAAAAACGACTATGCCTGATGATGAATATGAGTTTGATTATGATCGTGTCGTAGAAGATTCCGATGCTCTATATGAAGATGACTTTTTTGATGATGGTGACGATTATGATTTTCCTGACCAACAGGACTATGAATATTACTATCATAATGTAGTAGATGAACTAGACAACGAATAGCCGTTTCTCGTCTGATGGATGCAACTTGGTGGGACAAGTATTCTATACCTAGGCATAACGCCTTATCTATCCTTTCTTAGTACGTTCGAATCGTGCCGTCCATCTTTGACTCTGCTATGGAAGACGTAAGAAAAACAACCGAAGGCAAGTATATTCAAGGTGCTAGCCACACTTGTCACGTTTTGAATCATAAGGCCAGAAATAAGATTATTATTAAGGCTGTTTGTGATCTTAGAAAAATAGCAGATAGTTTTGATAGCATTGCCTGCTGCGGTGTAAGTGGATTGATGGTGGTTCCACAAATCGCAGAGTTACTCAACAAGAATATTGTTGTGGTAAGAAAGGGGGAACAATGCTATTCAGAGTTTCGTACCGAGGGAGTGGCCCCTTTTCAATATATTATATTAGACGATTTAATCTGTTCTGGTTCGACCGTTAAACACATTAAAAGAGTTATCAAGGATGAATACTCGCGTTCTCATTGTGTTGGGGTTTATTGCTATCTGCCTAACGAATGTGCTTATCGCAACGATGAGGATGGTTCTAAACTGTGCAAGCGTGATCTTGGGGTTTCGCTGTTAAATATTGGGTGACTGCCACAATGGCAGCATCCGCGGACCGCCTGCCAAAATGGCAGAAAAGATTTTCTGGATTTCTAACGCTTGACAAGCCGAATACATACTGTAGAATCAACGTATCGGAACGAAAGAAGTTAGCCACCACGAAGGAGATTAAGATGCCTGCTGCTGTTGAAAAGATGATGTTTGTTGGTGAGACACCTTGGCATGGCCTTGGTAATCAGGTCGATGAGGGTATCGCTGTTAACGATGCTATTGTCGAGGCTGGTCTGGATTGGGAAGTGGGTCTGAAGGATTTGCAGACCGTTGATGGTACTCCTGTTAATCATCGTGCAACATATCGCAAGAGCGATGGTAGCATCCTTGGTGTTGTTGGGCCTCGCTATACCCCTCTCCAGAATAAAGATGCTTTCGATTGGTTCCAGCCTTTCCTCGATGCTAACGAGTGTGCTATCCATACTGCCGGATCGCTCCATAGCGGTCAGAAGGTTTGGGTTCTCGCTCAACTGAACCGTGATAATAGTGAGATTGTTCCGGGTGATGAGGTTAGTAAGTTTATTCTGCTTTCTAATAGTCACGATGGAACTACGGCTATTCGTGTCGGATACACTCCGATTCGCGTGGTCTGTGTGAATACTCTCTCTTATGCTCACAAGCATAGTGATAGTAAGATGATTCGTATTCGTCACACTCGCTCCAGCCAGAAGAATCTGGAACAGGTTCGTGATATTATGGACAATATTAACGCTGGTTTTGAGGCTACTGCGGAACAGTATCGGTTCCTTGCTGGTAAGCAGTTTAACCAGAAGGATATTGATAAGTATGTTAAGATTGTGCTGAATATTAAGGGTGCTGACGAGGATATTAAGACTCGTACCCGTAATATTATGGACGATATTATGAGCCGTATCGAAGGCCCAAAGCAGACTGCTGCTAATGTTCGTGGTACTTGGTGGGCCGCTTATAATGGATTTAATGAGTACCTTAACTATGGGAAGGGTCGCACGACCGACAATCGACTCGATAGCCTCTGGTTTGGCCAGAATGCTAATGAGAATAATAAGGCGTTGGAATCTGCTATGGAGTTTGCCAACGCGATCTAGTCTTCCTTTCGTGGCGTGGTAAGAGCCGCCGTAGGGGTAATGCCCTGCGGCGGTTTCTTTTTATATCGCCTGCCAAAATGGCAGATCGCCCGCGGCGCCTGTCAAGATGGCAGATCGAGATTTTGTCAAAGAATCTCAAAAAGGTTGCTTGCTACTCCAGAGGCTAGACGATACAATGGAGGCGTAAGTCGTTATCTGTCAAGGGGTTACGACTAATATTAGGAGAGATGATTAGATGAAATCTTTTCTATAAAATAGGATAATCATTGTGGGATTGTTTTACCCCATCCTACGGATTTGCGGTCTTGGCGATAGTCAGCGAAAGTGTGTGGTCTATTATGCAGAAAGGAAAAGATAGTGGAAGAAATTATTAGTGCGATTAATCATTCGTTAGATTGTGCTCAAACCAAAATGTCTTGGTATATTGTTACTGGGGATAGTCAGTATATGGAAGAATGTAAGGAGTGGAATACTGTTGCTAGTTACTATATGAATGAACTTATTAATAAGCAAAAGTGTGGTGCTGAATGAGTTTGTATATTTTGTTGGCCTATTTTACCTTTTGTTACTTTGCATCAAGGAATAATGACTACTATGAAGTATGATCCTGAATATGATAGTTACAGATTTCCTAGGGTGGATATGGATATTATCCTAAATGCTCTAGAGTTTTATCGTCAGTATAATCCTAGTGAGCAGGCAAACTGTTCCTATATTAGTATCCTTATTAATGATCTGAAAAATTCCTGTAATAATCCAATGATGAACCAGTGAGTGTGTTGGTTCATACTTATAGTAATGCAGGAGGGAATGTTGTCAAGTTCCTAGAGATACTAATATTCTATATTACCTCTACTGTACTTCTTATCTCTATAGTATTACTTAACCTCTGCATAAGAGTATTAGAGAACTAAGGGTCGGTCAAGCAGCGAAACCCTCTTAATAAAAAGTTATCGAACGATCACTGTTTGTAAGTTGTTTAGTTTCAAGGAGTTGCGTCACGACCGCCGATGTGTTACAATGTGTGTGAGTGTGTTAGTTCGTTTACTTCCTTACAAGTTGGGTGACTATGGTTATTGAAATGATTCCGTATGTTATTTGGGGCGCTTTCATTTACGGGTTTGCTCTAGGGTTTACCCCTAAATGTTGTTGATCATACTTCTGTTTTTTATAGTTTATTATTGTGAAGTGTTTCCCAATGATAATACATGACTTTATATGGCCGATGGTGATAGTAAGTTTGTCCAACGCTAGTTTTTATCATAAACCTTCTATTAGCAAACTCGACTATACCATACCCTATAACGATTGTCAAACACAAAACCAGAAAAATACTATGGAATACAACTACATAAAATCAAAGGATCTTATAGAAACCAATAATCAAAAATATCAAGACCTAATAAAATAGGGAGAGATGGCAGAGCGGTTTAATGCACCGGTTTACTAAACCGACGAGATAATATCTCCACAGGTTCGAATCCTGTTCTCTCCGTTGTTTTTCCTAATCTATCCTATTTGGCGTCTTGGTGATAGTCAGTGAATTTTAAGGGTCACTTGTTTTTCCCAATATATCAAGGTTGGTTTTTATGGTCACAGTCAGTGAATT